AGTAGTAATAAGACGAAATAGAACATAATATAACATAATGTAACACTCTACCGGAGCCGTCCCACAAAACGCGGGTAGAACTCGACATCGACACTGGTGGTCGAAATCCGACAATTAGCTGTCAGATGCAGTCGCAGCCGGAAAAACTTGTATGATAGAGGTGTCCTGCGCAACCTCGCATCCATGCCCTGAACGTTACACCATGCGTCACGGAGAACGCTCCATGTGTTACAGTCGTTCGACCCCTCGACGATAATATGGGCGAAGCAATCCTGCGACATAATGCGTGCTACGACGGTTTCAAGACGTTTAAACTCCGTTGTACCGAGTTTCAGAGGTCGTGTTACGGCCCAACATTCGACCGGCTCGATCATCTGCTCGTCGGTAAGTGTAGCGAGAGCATGGGCCGTCACAACCTCGTCATTGTTGAGCACTCGCCCGGCCATGTCGCGTGTCGCCCAGACGCCTGCTGCTATGGAATATACATAAGCATAAGAATAGGCACGGTTAAAGACGATCAGATCGCCGTATTTGAATTGAAAATAGATACGGGCTTCTGTAAGATACTCGGCCAGTTCGCCGGGGTATTGCTCCAGTTCGCGGGAGATCACCTCGGAAGAACGTCCCCGCAGGGCATGAACGCCCCGTGAGGTGATATAATATACTGTTTCAAGGGCCGCACAAGTATTCGGGTTTACGATCTGATCGTGATTCACCGGCAGAATGTTCGAATAGAGCACCTCGCCGGTGCCGCTTTCCAGCGACCACACGCCCCGGTCGGTAAAGACATACAGCGGGAACGCACCAAACCGGGTGGCTGACAGTTCATCCACGACGGTCGCAATGGCAAATATGGTTTCTTCGTTCAGTCCAACACGATACGAGTTTGCAAAGGGCTGCGAAAACAAATTGTTCAACGCCGACACCTGTACCCGATTAGGCTCTGTATATACATCGTCCTCTTTTTCAAAGATTTCATGCTCTATCGGGGTTTCGGGCATCCAGAACGACGGATATTTAGACCGTGAGGTCGGCGATGGAATAGCATAGGCATAGTTATTCCCCTTACAGGATTCAAGGTTCACATCCAACCACCAAAGCTGCGCCATAGAGCCGGGATCGTTGGTACAAACCGCAAATTTAATGGCTCTGTAATCGGGGTATGACACTACACGCCGGATTCTTGTAGGTTTGAAATTTCGAATTGACTGGCACACCTGCTTTCGGGTGTTATCAATATCCACTGTACAAATCATTTTCGTTACAAAATTCGCAGCATCCTCGCCGTCATTTCCCAAACAAAAACGCGAATATCCGGGGAATAGCTGCGTGCGTAAATTCGCCTTATGCAGCCTGCCGTTGTACTCATAGTAACATTTCCCCACTTGCGTATGGTGTGATTGTGTAGGCTCGTAGACAGGCATACTTTCGACATTTTTCATGTCATTATAAGACAATGATTCCGAATGTCGATTGTCTACAAAGTCCCGGATTTCTATTTCTTTGATCCTATATAACGGTTCTTGCATTAAATCAACATCTTCCGTGAACAATTTTCTAAAATCATAAGTCTGATAATAACCGCCACCGCCGCGATCTGACAGGCTCCAGTTATCTTTCCACGTTTTTTCAAAATCGTAAATTGGGACGATACGAGTAGAGCATATTACGACACTTTGAACGATTCGGGTATCTATTCCTGCGGGAATTTTGATTGTTACCTGCGGTTCAATGTAGAACGTATTGCTTCCCGGCGAAATTTTTGCCTTACAGCCAAAGAAAATGCCCGTTCTGTATTTTTCCGGCACGTAGTTAGGCATCCCGTCGGCCACAACATCGCCATAATCCTCTTGCCAACCGTCGTCTCCGGCGTCAGAGGCAAATATCATCAACTCAGAGTTAGCAACGACCGTTCCGTCCATCATCCTATAAGCCACCATTAGAGCAATAGCCCCCTGCCAGTATTCTCCGTTGTACATGGGCAGGTGTAGCGTTTGATTCACACGGTCGGTTATTCTCGTATAATAATATCCACCGTCCGGGGCTATATTCGGATGCCGCGCGAGGTTGTCCCCGTCTGCAAATTCTTCTTTTATATCATGGTTTTCCCAATACCTACGATAATAAAAATCAACTCCAAAACGAACTTTATCCGCCTTTGATTCGCTTATATCCGGTGGATCGGGCATCTCAAAGCGGACATATTCGCCCCCATACAATACAAAATAAAGCTCTTTATTATCCGTGACAATAACAAGTACATGTCCGAACGAAAAGACGGTAGAAAGGCCCGAAACTGCGGGCATGATCGTCTGCGTCGAGGAGAAAGCTCCATCCGCATAGCGTACCTCGTGAACGGCTCCGGTAGTGTCAATAGCGATATACAGATCGTCAGCCGTCATGGGATGCTTATAGAGTAGTTCGAAACCGTGAAAATCTGTCACAGCCCCGATACGCCGAAACGCTTCGACATTGCGCCAAGCGCCCGCGTCATAACGCAGGTTGTGTAGCGTTTCGCAGCTTCCGTCCTTAACCGTCAGATCGGTTTCCGCCCGATTGATTCCCAGCACCGGGACTGGTTGTTTCATTCGTTCCATCTTGTAAGTAGTAGTTGTTATTGATTTCCTTATGAATACGTTGATTCAGCACCATAAATAGGCTGCCGGGCTCCGTCTGAGGCTGCTCGGCCCCAATGCTGATGTCGTGCAGGGTTTTACAGGCTGCTATCAGGTTCTTATCCGTCATTTTGTTGCGATGCACAATATTGGTCAGCCGATTGTAGAGCTCGTTGATTGCCGCATTTCGGGCCTGTATCACCCGTTCCAGATAGTCCCCGGTGAGCTCGCTTTGCACGATCACCGTTTCAACCTCTTGCCGAACCTCTTCGACCGATGCCCGTATTACCTGCTGCTGGTCGCTGCCTATGCTATCCCATAACCGCTTTACTCGCATCGCACTTATTCCGAACTCGGCAGCAACGGCGCGTAAACTCCCCGTCTGCACGTATCTCACACAGACTGCGTTCTTTTCATCGTCGTCGAGTGTTTTGCGCGACATAAGTAGCTGATTTATTGATATATTCCGATCAAAAATAAGGATAATTCTTATACACGCGGTCGCTAATTTTACAGAGTGATAAAATTTAGACACTATGTTTCCATTAATCGCATTGGCCGCCATTTCCGTCGCTTCGTCGATTGCAGGCGGCATTTCTGCCAATAAAAAGCAACGTAAGGCCGATCAGATACTCAGCGACCGCGAGCGGAACCTCAAGGAGTGGTACAACTCCGAAATGAATATGCCTTACCTCGACCGAGCTGATTCACGGGCCATGCTGAAACGCATCCGGGACTACAACGAGGACGAACTAAAGGCCATGAACACCAACGCCGTGAAAAGCGGCGCTACGGACGAGGCAAAAGTTGCCGCCGCCAACAAGCTCAACAAAAACTATTCGCAGACCCTCGCCCAGATCGCGGGGCTTGGAGAACAGCACAAAGATCAAGTGCGCCGCGACTATCAAGCCCGCATGGACAACCTTACAGGGACGCGCTATCAAGCGCAACTTGGCAAGGCCGCAGGCACGCAGAATATGATTAGCGGCATCGGGAGCTCCCTCGGCCAGTTAGCCATGCTCTACGGTATGGGCAGCGGTTCCGGCGGCGGTTTAGCAAATTTTGCAGGTGGGAAATAGTATGGAACAGGAGAAGCCAACCACACCGGTATTCTCGATTGCTGACGAGATACAGCGGCGACAAAAAGAAGCCGACGAACGCCGCGCCACATGGGAGCAGAAACGCCAGCGAGCTACCGACCTGTACCGGGACGGCCAGAACCCGATTTTGGCCTTCATCGACACGATGAAGCCCCAGCAGGACACCGACCGGATAAAACGCGCGGAAAAGGCGGCAAAGATCACGGCGTGGTCGAATTTCTTATCAGCGCTGGGTACGGGTATTGTCGGCATGGCCACCGAGGGCTACATTCCCAAGACCGGCACTGATGCTCCGATGAAGATGCTTGGAAAGATCGACGAGTGGGATAAACTCTACAACAGCCAGAACCGAGAATACCAACAGTTACGCCTGCGGGCACTTATGGGCCAGCAACAAGGCGAGCAGCAAGCCGCCAACATGGACGCTACCGCCGCCGGGCAGGATTACACGTTGGCCCAAAAGCAATACGACACATTGATCGGCAACCTCTGGAAAGCCCAGCAGGAAAAAGAGAAACGAGCCGATACTTTGGACGATAAAATGAAAGTCGAAAAATTACGAGGCGAAAACAACATCAAAGCAGCCCAAGTGCGGGCCGCAGCTTCGGCAGCGGCAGCCAGCGCCCGATCTGCTGCGGCAGCGGATAAATCCGCCGTTCAATTCCTCGATCGGGACGAACAGACCGTCGTAAGGCTCAATCCGGCACAAGAAAGCCTGCTATACGAGAAAGGCCGCGAAATGGGTATAATTCCCGAAGATGGCACCCCGACAAAAGAACCGACATACACGGGTGAAAAGGTACCGCAGTTCGTCTTTGGGAAGCTCAAACCGGCACAGAAAGCCCAGATATTACGTGCCGTCTACCTCAAGCTGAACGGCGTAAAGCAGAAGCCGCAAGCCCCTGCCGATCTGGGGCTCCTGTTCCGCCCCGAGAAACGCTATATCGCGGGCCCGGTTTCGAATGATGTGCGCAAAGTGCTGGAAACTCCGCAGGCTGAACGGATGCGTGAGGCTGGTTACAGCGACCAACAAATTATCAACTACTATCTGGATTACGAATAGCTATGCCACTCCCCGAACTCACACCTGAACAACTCGAACAGCTTAATGCGATCTCCGGTCTGGGAAAGACCCGCAAACGCAAAGATGCTCCGTCTGGAGACAACCTGCCGGACGTTGCACCGGCAGACCTTATGCAGACAGCCTTACAGCAGGACGATAACGCCGGATTTGAGCCGTTTTCACTCCCGGAGCGCACCCCGGATATGGATAACGAGGTATACGAGGGGCTTATTAAAGAGAGTTTACAACAGCAGTTAGGGGCGATCTATGACCGAGCCCGACAGCGGGCTGATGCCAACAGGACAAAGATGCTGGCACCCTTTGACGAGGCAATCGAAGCTGATATACCGGCATGGAAAAAGGCATTTATCGCTCAAGCCAAATCAAGCACGCTCCGTAGTCCGTCCGGACTGGGCGGAGATGATACCTACCTAATGCAAGCGACAGAGCGGGCATTGAAGCTCCTAAACCAGAAAACCGTAAAGGACAAGCAGGCCGGGGACAAATCATCCGGCATTGCCCGTGAGGTGTTCGATTGGGGCACCCTCGGCGACCTCGCTACAATGGGGTTTGGGGAGTTAGGCGAGAATATCGCCATCACACGGGCGCTCAAGAAAGCCGCAAAAGGCGAACATCTCACACCTACGGAGCGGGACATGATAGACCTTCTCCGGTATGGGGAACTGATAAACCAATACACGGCCCAACGGGGCGGGCCAACGACCGGCGCAAAGGTCGGCAGCGGCATTGCCGCCTCATTACCTTATATGGCGGGCTTCGGGGCCACCAGCAAGATCGGCAGCAGCGGAGCCAACACCCTCGGCAAAATGCTGCTCAAAAAGGAAGCGAAAACGCTCTTGGGGAAAGGGCTTCGCAAGCTGGGCGAATACACGGCGAGCGCGGCTGTAATGACACCCTTACAGGCGGGTACCTACTCAAACTACCATGAACGGGCGCAGGGACAGTACGAGGTTAAGGACAACGGCGAGGTTGTCGAACACCTCGAACCGCAGTACAACCTGATGTATAAGGCCGCCGCAGATTCATTCACGGACGTATTTACAGAGCATATCGGCGGGGAGCTCGGAGCCGGAGTGAAAAAGGTGCTGGGCTGGCCCGTGGAGCAGATCGGGCGACGCTTGGGTATAAAACTCTCGCTCGACCGCTTCCTGCCGGGATATACCCGCAGCAAGTACCTTACCGATTTCCGAAACCGTACACTTTGGAACGGCCCCGTAGACGAGTGGTTAGAGGAAGTCGCCGGGGGTGTCATGTCCCCGCTGCTGACCGGGGAGCATGAACGCTGGAAAGAAAATCTTTCCGGCGAGAACCTCTGGACAACATTTCTCACAACCTCGCTGATGGGTGCGGGGTTCTCGGCCCTCGAACTGCCGAACGTCGCATCCTACGCCCACAAGAACCATGTTTTGAAAACGCAAGAGAAAAAGGCGCTTTCAAGCATTGAGAATGAAACCTTACGGGCGCAAGTATTCGAAGCGATGCAAAAACCGACGATGGCCGAGCAGTCGCAAGCGCTCGCCGCGATTGATTGGCAGGCGGCAAACATCAACCAGATTGACGCGGCGCACGCTGCTGACTATACCCGGTTTCACATCGAGCGGCAAATCCTCGACGGCATGGAGCTCGGGGATACACAAGGCAAACAAATCCAGCAGACAGCGCAAACTGCGAACGCATGGGCCTACCGTGGTGTTGATGGTAAAAGTCCCACCGAGGACATCATCACTGGACAACGCGCCGACGGGAAAGCCTACGTCGTTCTTTCCGGCAACCTCGATACCGAGGGCCCCGACGGAACATTATTCGTCCTCGATACCGAAACGGGCACGCCGACACAGATCGACCGGGCGGAGTTCGAGAGCTTCGCAAGCACGCCCGTTGCGGAGTTCTCGGCAGAACAGTTACAAATCTCCGAACAGCAGGCCGCAGCGGAACACCAGAAGCGTCAACAGCGACAGGACATGGAGATCGGCACCGAAGCGGGCATAGACCCCGACGAGGTAGTGCGCGTTGTGGCACCCGAAGCTCCGCAGTACACGAATGGCGACGAGGTTGTAACGACAGACGGTGTGCGTGGCCGCATTACCGGCAAACATGGCAGTAGCTATGTGCTCCAACTGGACGACGGACAATTTGTTTCGGCACCGCTCCACACAATCAAAGGGCCCGCAAGCCAGATTCAAGAAACAGACCCCACCGAGGCAGCTATACCCCTCGGCAACAATGACACGAATAGCGGACAAGCCGACATCATGCCTACGGACGTTACACCCCAAGAAGATGTAGCTGCACGGCTCGCAGAAACCATGCAGGCCGCCGTGGGCAAAGACGAGGCCCCGCGTGCTATTCAGCGTATGATCGACGGCACAACAGACGCGAACCAAGTGCAGATTTATTCCGCTGCGTTGGAACGGCTGCAAAACAAAAGTAAGGGCATGCCGAGATCCACGCAATCGCCCGTTGCCGAGGGGCCTGCCGCTGCGGTTCCCGCCCGGAATCCCCGGCCCGATATTCCGAAATTCAAGCGTGAAACCCCGACCCCGTATGCGAAACCCGCTGCGGAGTTGGGCGACTACCTATCCATTGAGGACGTGATACTGCGCGACGTAGCCAGCGGCCTTAAATTCGCATGGAAAGATAACGGTCAACGGCGCGGACTTGCCCGCGAGTTGGGGTTCTCCGGTAGCGAGAGCGAGCGTCGCTCCCGCGTCGGCATCCTATCCCCCGACGGTATGACACCCGACCAATATGCGGAGAGGCTTTATTTTCAGTATGGGGCCGGAAACAACGAGGGGAACGGCTACCGCTGGGATATGGACGACATGACGATCAAAGATGCCGTTCTGGATGTCCTTTCGCGCATACACTCACCCCGGCAGGCTTACATGGCCGCAGCACAGCTACACCAGATCGAGCCGCACCCATACGATGACATGACGGGCGAAGAATACGAGCAGATGCAGGAGCATGAGGCACGGGTGGCGCAAATGCAGGATGAACTACTATACGACAGCGCATTTGTCGAATGGGCCGGACAGACTACACCCGAACAATGGGCCGAGATTGACAATTTATTTACCGAGGGAACGGATAATTTTGCGGAAAATGCTAACTTTGAAGCGTTGGCCACCAAACCAGCCCCGACAACAGAACAAACACCAAAGACTACATCCAATGACAACAATTCGCAAAGAACCGAGCAACCTGCGCCTGCGGCGGATGGCGAAAGTAGTAGCGACGTTGGCCGAGGCGAACGGAGTGACCCCCGAACAGGTGATGATGCGGATTTCGGACAACCGGAAAGCGAACCGCGAGCAGTTCGACATGGACGCGGACTGGACGCAATATCCGGCGACCTTACCGACGAAGAACGAAAGGTAGCCGAGGACGCCGCCGCATCCACCGATGCCACCGTAGAGCAACTCCGGGCGGCACTCAAACGCAAACAGGCCCAATACACAAGAGAAAAGCAATCTATCGGGAGCGCATACAACGAGGATAACCAAACTATCCTTTTCGAACAGCCGCAAAACACGGCAGAGGGCAACTTGTTTGACGTTCCGCGCGATTTCTCCCAGCAGGTCGTTGAAACTATCCTAAAACCTTTACAGGCTGAAATAGACAACCTGCAAGAAACCATATTCAAAGTAGAAGCGTCGAAAGGAAAGATCATTGCCGATGCGATTGCGGCCCACCGTGCGCAACAACGCCTATCATTCAATGACACGCCCCAAGCAGCCCCGCAAGCCCCTGTCGGGCCAAAGTCCACCGATGCAGAGTTTACCCCGGCTGTCAGAACAGAATATAACCAATACCTTACCCATGCAATCAAGACCTTTCCGGATAAGGTTTTCAGCATCTTACATAATGATCTGATAAAAGCCGGATTCGTGCGGGATGTTCGGCGACTGGCAAAGAAAGACGCTACCGCTGCTATCAAGCTGGTTGCCGAGGTCAATGCCGCTGCCGAGAAATATGCCGGGAAACAAGTACTCACATCCCGCCACAGCATATTTGCGGAATTAGAGAAAATGCAGGCCGCCCAAGCCAGCGCCAGCATGAAAGCTACGAGCCCATCGACGGAGCAAAGTTCGATCTTCAAGCCAACAGAACATACACGACACTCCAAAACCGGGGCCGAACTCTACTCCGTAAAACTGGCCGACCGGGTAGAGCGGGCTATATTCGACGATCTGAAAAAAAGGGCCAAAGCACATGACGGCTATTATAGCAGTTACACCCGTAGTTTTCTATTCAACACCTCTGAGGATGCAGAAGCATTCCGAGCCGAGCAGAAGCGCCCCGACATGCAGGCAACACCGGCCCCTCTAAATGACATGCCAGCAGCCCCCGAAACATACACCGGCAACAACGCAGGACACCTCGTCCCGGCGGTAAGTGCAGAGAAAAAAAGCGATACAGAATACAATGCCGCAGAAAAGCCGACCGAGTACGGAGCCCAGAACAAGCTGGTAACGTCGGAGCGATACGAAGAATTGAAACGGCAGATGCGGGCCAAGCTCGGCCAGCTTAACACCGGATTCGACCCCGAAATACTCGCTATCGGTACACAAATGGCTGCGTTCCATGTTGAGGCCGGGGCCCGAAGATTCGCGGATTATGCCCGGCGGATGCTCGCCGATTTGGGGGAGGCTATCCGGCCTTACCTCAAGCCGACCTATGTAGGCGCACTCCACATGCCGGGCATGGAAGAATATACCGCGCAAATGGACACATACAGCGACGTGATGCACTTTGATCTGGACAGCCTCGACAAGCCGCAATCTGCGGCAGGACAGGGAGCAGCACCGAGCCCGGCCATAGTCCCCGAAGCCGACACACAGCGCCGTCTGGCAGGCCGCTATGACACTACTGGAACCACGGAGAAAGACATACACGAAACCGGCAATCTGCGGCCCGAGAAAAAATTCCGCAAAGACCTTACGCAGTTCAGTAAAGAACTCGTAAAGGCGCTGGGCTGGGAACATAAAACAGACAAAAAAGGTAAGACGTTATATGCCGAAACTAATATCGCACCGGCAGGCGGCGACGGCTCCATCACGCTCTTGCCGGCGGATTCCGAATACGGAATATACATAAATATTCCCGTTCATCCCTCTGGATATATAGCCAGTAGCGACTATACTGATGATTTGGTAATTGAAGATATATTAGGAGCCGGTAGCCCCATCCTATACCGTGTCTGCACGACCACAAAATCATACCTGCTCGATGCTCCAAACCGCTATGCCCCGGCAGATATTACCGTCGGTGAAATGGCCGAACTTGCTAAAAACGAATTAAATTCATATATTCGCCGTAAGAACGCACCGGAACCCACTACTCCCGATGCCTCGGACGGCACAAAACCAAACAACCATGAAAACCCTGCGAACAATACAGACCGAATGGGCCCGGACAGCCCTTTGGGAAATGGCCGAATACCTGCCGGGGATGCTTCTGCGTATGTACCGCGAGGAACCGAGGGAGTTGGTAACGTGGATAGAGGAAACCGTAGACAAAGCGTTGGATTGGAAGAAAGCGGCGCTGGCGAACGGGAGCGACCCGCAGTTAGTCGAAGAACTGTTCCGGGAACGTCTGAAACCGGACTACTGTCCGGAGGAACCCGAGCCAATCACGATCAGCGAGGAACAGATGGCCGAGATCGTCGCCGATCTGGAAAAAATAGCCGAAACCATGTAATAGAGCGCGGGCGCGACATCGCGCCCCACGGCGAGGTCAGCAAGATCAAAGCGAACCTGTCGGCTATCCGATTGGTAAAACAGCTTGAAGCCGAGGAACGCGAAGCAACTGCCGACGAAAAGGCCGTATTGGAGCAATTCACGGGCTGGGGCGGCTTATCATCCGTATTTAAAGGGGGTAATTCCTATTTCAACGAACTACAAGAGTTATTAACCCCCGAGGAATACGAGGCGGCCCGAGCATCCACGACTACATCATTCTACACACCGCCCGAGATCGTTTCGTCCGTCTGGGACATGATCGAGCGGCTTGGATTCGCCGGTGGCTCCGTGCTGGAACCGTCGGCAGGTATCGGACACTTTTTCGGGCTTATGCCTGCTGCGTTGAGTGCAAAATCCAACCTTGCGGGTGTAGAAATCGACGAGATTTCCGGACGCATCCTGCGGGCACTCTATCCGGATGCAACCGTAAGGGTTGAGGGTTTCGAACAGCAGCGCATCCCCAATAATCGGTACGACCTGATCGTTACGAACGTGCCGTTCGGGGCGATCAAAGTACACGACACGTTCGACAAAGACCTGTCGGCCAAGTTCGACATTCACGACTATTTCATCGCCAAAAGTGTACGCAAGCTCAAACCGGGCGGGCTGGGGGTGTTCATCACCGCCACCAGCACGCTCGACCGCAGCACAGCTCTGCGTAACTGGGTCGTTGCCGACGGCAACGCCGATTTTATCGGGGCTGTACGTCTGAATACAGCGACATTCAAACAAGCTGCGGGTACTGAAACATCCGCAGACATCATCATCATCCGTAAACGGGACGAGGCCGGGCAGTCGTCATACGCGGCGAATATGCAGACCACGGTTTTGGAGCGCGAGGCTCCATATATTAAGTACGTCAAAAATGATAAAGGTCGATTTACAAGCGAAGATGCCACGGCACGGATGGTTTACAACAAATATTATTTCGATCATCCCGAGTTCATGGCCGGGCAGATGCGGTTCGGCTTCGAAAGTGGTGTAGAAATCCGTCCCACCGAGCAGCGCTGCATTCCGGTTGTGGCTATCGACCAAAACCAAGTTATAAAACTATAATCGCAAAATTCATTTGTACCGATTGTAAAATTCAAATGTGCATTTTTTCGTGATTTTTGCACTCCGAACGAAAAGCGTTTAACTCGTGTTCAAACTACCTTTGTACAAAGGAATTAAACGATCGGAATGTTTATGCGGCAACCTTGTCGAGTAACATTATGATGTTTTCTTTTATCTTCCGTTTGTCTCGGTTCCACTCGACCGGTTCGATTCCTTTCTCATATTGCGGATAAGGTTTTTCCGGCTTTATGAATCGAAAATGCTTGCAAAGCGGGTAAATGTAGCGATATGTTTTTATCTGCAGCACTTCCAAATCGCCAATCAAATACGCGATATTCGAGCGTAAATAAGTGGATAACGACGTCGTATCTGTAAGGTTTTGTTCGTGTATGATTTCCTCGGTTCGTTTATTCCGCAGGAACCGCGTATAATGGAATCCGTAATACCGGAAATTCGACGCCTTGTATATCGTTCCGCAGCCGAGGCGACCGTCGGCGAAGCTCTGAACGGCGACGATGTTCGGATCAGCTTTGCGCAGCAGTTTGAGTGATGCGGCAATCAACACGCTTTCGGCGTTCTTCCCCAGCGTGTCGTCGATCCACATGCGATTGAGCTCGCAAACCCACGCTTTCGGGTTCGGGTGCGTAAATATCTTTGCGGCGGGGTTTTTCATGTACCCGTAAACGGCAACGCCGAGGCATTTGTCGGGTTCTTCCGCCCGGAACACTCCGAAATTGTACTTTCCGAAGCCGCCTTCGTTCCACTTGTGCGAGTAGTGGTTCTCTACGATCATACGCTTTGCCTCCTCTTTGGGTACGCCCTTGATAATCAATTTCCCGAGCGTGGAGGTCTCTTTCACGATTGCCAGCCCGTCGATCGGCTGGGCTTCTGCTTGTTTCTTACATGTCATTCAGCATAAAGCAATGTTTTTAGGGATTTATAAAATGGTGTTCAAAATGTTTTCCTATCTTTGTAGTCTCTTACCTCTGCACACCAGCAGGACATAGAACTACAAATGCGAAAACGCCGATACGCGACCAAAGGATTGCCCTCGGTTGTGCGTATCGGCGCATTTATGTTAGTGCAGAGGTAAGAGACTCACTAACGGCCGGGGGCTTTTTCATGCCCCCATGTTATGGATCAGTTTTTCATCATCGGCGGTCGTTTTTCAGGTGGGATGTATGGATATTTGCGGTTAGGGATGTAGGTGATCCACGCGAACAGATGCCGCCACCATCGACGGGTATAAGAGGGATCGTGCTGGTTGTAGATCGCCTCGGTTTCAAAACAACTGTTCCCATAGGCGCGGTTGTAGGGCGGCAGGAGAACTTCTATTGCGACCGAAAGGCCGTAAATCAATAAGGGCGCCGGAACGGCCGCCAGCATCCACCATGCGGAAACCCCGAACAGGAGGTGTGCCGCCACCGTACCCAGCAGACAAACGGCGACGATCTCCAGTTGCTGCCGCATGTGGATTTTCTCGTGATTGAGTAGTCGGGCCGTCAATGCGACGCCCTCTTTCACGAACAGCCAGACCAGCACGGTCAATGCCGTGAAGCGGCCGAACGGAATAAAACGATTATATACGATTTTCATCATATTACGGAAACTCTATAACAGGAATATTTATCGATATGGCCGTTCAACATCATAAAGCTCAAAGTAATCAGTTTCGAGCCTTTGGGGATGGCGATGCTCGAATTGGCGGCATCGCCTGCCAGCAAAAGAGAAATGGTCAGGTTATTCTCCAGTCCCGCTATGCATCTCAATACCAATTCGATAATTTGAAGCGGAGCGGATCCTGCCGGAATCGTACTGTCGATCGCAAACGAGGTTTGGGTTCGTCCTATCTCTCGTATATACGAAACATATCCTCGGCCTTCGAGGTAGCTTACATTGGAACTTAATTTCAATGTACTGCCGAGGGTCATTGTTGAAGATGAAATTAGACCTTGCGTTGGAATGACATCCAATTTCTTTTTGTCGGCTGCCGACATCAGGCCGTTTGCCGACCGGGTGGCTACGGCCGTCGATGCTTTGCCGTTCCAGGTCGTTTTCTCCGCGTCGCTTACGAAGCGGTGGTTCGCGTCTTGTGTGATGTTCGAGGCCGAAACAGGCCCCTCAAAATTCCCCCCCCCGACATATGAGAGGGCGTTCCAGGCAGTGGCGCCATCTCCGATTTTGTGTTTGCGCGTGTCGGATTCATAGACGACCTCTCCTTTCAGCAGGACGGGATTTTTGGCCGTGAGAGTCGCTGCGGTATGTACCGGATGCTGGATCCGGCTCTGTATGGTTTTGTTCATATCGATCAGGTTTCAAAAAAGGTGACGAGTCCGTATATCCGCATCCCCAAAATGAGTGCGCTGTATCATATTTCCCCCCGTAGGAGTTCATACTTTCTGCGTCCCCGTCACCAGAATATTCAGATATGCAAGACTGACGGTGTCAAACCGCAGTTGCTTGCAGCAACTTTGAAATAACTGCGCGGTCCTTCGATGCGTCTTTGGGCATCGCCGACGAAAAGGACTACGCCGGAGTAGAATGATACGTACATTTTTAGTTTTCCGAACTCGTCCTGCCCGGCCCCTCGCCCGCAGATGTTGATTCCTCTGTGCAGATCGAACTTGACCTTCCCGCAATAAGACGTATCGCTGATCCGTGTCACCCACCTGCCGAACAGGGCCTCGACGGAGATCACCGGAAGCCAGCCGCTCTTGTCCGCTTTGTCGGACTCGAACGGGATCGGATCGATGCGTGTCGATGTCCACGACAACTCGTCGCGTGAAAATCTGTCCTGCACGAGTTTGAACCCGCTGCTGGTCGGGCGCAGCTTCGCAGCGCTCGACTTTCGGACTCGTGCATTCTTGTAGTGGAGTATTCCGACGCTGCAGCGTTTAAGAATCGGATCCGCAGGGTCGGTCGCGGGTTTGACGTAAAGCATTCCCCCTTGCACCTTCCACCGCAATGCGGGTACTTTTTCGACATCGGAGGCATAGGCCAGTGTGTTCCAGGCCGTCGTGCCGTCGCCGAGTTTGTGGCGTCCGGTATCGGATTCATAGACGATTTCGCCCTTGAGCAGGACGGGATTCTTGGCGGCAAGTGCCTCCGCCGTATAGACCGGAAGTTGTGTCCGGGTTTGGATTGTCATTTTTGCTGCCATAGCGTCAATTCATTCCGGGGATTGAACATTGGATAATCACCTCGCCGTCCGTCAGGTCGTCGAGTTTCTTCTTGTCGGCCGACGACATCAGACCGTTTGCTGACTGGGTGGCGACGGCCGTCGATGCCTTGCCGTTCCAGGTCGATCGCTCCGTATCGGTTATGAAGCGGTGCGTGGCGTCCTGCTCGATCATCGAAGCCGGATGGGAGGCCGGGTGCCGGTAGTTGTTCGCCCCCGATGAGATTCCCGCCAGCTTGGCCTTCTCCTCGGAGGTGTAGTCCTCGGTGGAAAGGCCCTTGCCCGCGACCTTATCGACCTTTCGGCCGATCTGCGTGGCGACGGTCGTAGCGAAATTCGGATCGTTGCCCAGGGCGGCCGACAGCTCCTTGAGCGTGTCGAGCGCCGCAGGGCTGCCATCGACCAGTTCGGCGATGGCCTTGTCCACATAATCTTTGGCCGACTGGAGCGTCGCGCGGTCGCCGCTCTCGCGGGCGGAGGCCTCCTCAGCGACGGCCGCATCGGTGTGTTCATTGGCTGCTCGAAGGGTCGCGGCATCGCCCTGCCCGCGCTTCTGGGCCTCGTCCGCCACGGCGGTATCGGTATAGGTCTTGGCCGAAGAAAGGGTCGCGGCGTCGCCTTGTGTCCGCTCCTCGGCTTCCGCTGCGACAGATGTGTCGGTATAGGATTTGGCCGAGGAGAGTGTCGCGGCATCGCCCGCGGCCAGCTCCCTGCGGATCGCGGCCTCTTCACCTTTGGCACGTTCGATCTCGGTGTCGAGTCTGCCGTCGAGCGCCTCGATGTCATTTTGGACCTCATTGAACGCCTTCTCGGAGGAGGCTACATGGACGGAGAGGTCGTCGGTTACTTTCTGCACTTTCTTCTCCAGCTCCCGTCCCTCGGCCGTATTGTATTTCCCGTTAAGCTGATCGGTAAGCCCCTCGACCCCACTCATCGGGATTTTGTCCTCGGTCTTATGGAAGAAGCTGTCGAAGAGGTCCGAGAACTGCTCGGCCGTCGGGTACATTCCCCGGCCGAACCATTTGCGCAGCTGCGCACGTACTCTGATTGCCATTCTGTAATCGCGTGATAAGAGTTTTACTTCGTCCGCATGACATAGGCCAGCGTATAATAGGGCGGGCGGTTCTCGTGCGAACCGCCGCCGCCCGTGCGGTCCGTTGTTCCGAAAGGCGTCGTGCGGTCATGCCACGATACGGCTTCGGGATAAGAGTTGCTGCCGCCGCTGCGCCAGCTGCCGTTACCTCCGGTCCAAAGATTCTCCCCGTGTGCGTGCGAAGGTATCTCATCGACGGTGAGCGTGTGTTTCTTCTCGCCGCCCACCTTGCCGTAGCTGCCGTAGTCGGCATCGCTGACGTTGTAACCCACCACGAAGCGGCCGCGCAGGTCGGGCAGGCGGAAATAGCCGCTCGTGGTCGAGAGTTTCCGGCCGTTGCAGTCGTAGGCGTTGTTGTAGGTGCTGCCGATGGCCTTGTAGAGTTCGGGGTACTCCGACTGCTTGAGCTGCTGCCCTTCGCAAAGGGCGTAGCCGTCGGGAATGCGGGATCCTGCCCAGATTTCGACCATGCCCAGCGGCGTGCGTTGAATCTTGGCCAGGGCGGTCTGCAACGCCACGATCTGCGCTTCGAGCTCGGGCAGCGACTGCGCCTCGCGGAAGTCCGCCCATTTGTAGTTCTCCTCGCCGACGCCCGGAGCCAGCGACCGCTCGACGTAGGCCTGCGGATATTCGTACCCCTGGGCCTGTACCGGGATCGCGGCTTGTTTGAGGCACATACCGCCCGAAATGGAGCCGCCCTCCCAGTAAATGACCTCACCCTCTGGAAAGTCCTTTGTTTTCAGAAAAACATAACCCGCCTTGCGGCGCGTGCCGTTCTGCTCCTCCTCGCAGCCCAGCAAAATAGTCTTGTCTCCGGCAAGGTTGCCGAGTACTTGCAAGAGCGCGATGTTGGTCTGCAAGGCGTCCAGCGTCTCGCAATCGACCGGGAAATTCTTGTTCGGTTGCAAAAGGAATCGTCCTACCGTCTGTTTCATTCTCAAATGTAGTTTATCGAAAACCGTTTCGACGCCAGTTTGTACGTGCCGACAATAGCCCGCAGGCGGGAGGCGTCCACCGTGTCGTATAGCGAAATCGGGATGTTCACCCAAAAATCGAATCCGTTGATCCCGCCGAAGCCCCGGCGGTTGATAATAAAAGCCCTGCCCGTGTCGCGGGTCGGCAGCAGGAAGGCCTGCTCCTCCTCTCGCTTGTGAAGCATCAAAACACCCGCGCTCGCTGCCTCCTCCGTGATCGTGATACGCCGCTCGATCGGGTCGAACTGGTCATTCAATACCGCCCGTAGGTAGCACACCTGCCCGTTGTGGGTAAGGCGGTAAACGGTATCGCGGCGGAACAGCACGAAACGGGTATGCAGGTACCCCAGCGGCGAGACCATTGCATAGGCGAGCGTCGCAAGGAGCGGTTTGCGCCAGAACGTCGGCAGCAGGAGCAACGCGAAACGCTTGATATTTACCTCGTACTTACTCATACACGTACCTGTTTATCGTTATCGTCCCCGCCTTGAAATAGCCCGCGACGGGAACATGCCGGGCGTTGATCGGAACGACTGCCGTTTCCCCGTTCGCCGAGGTCGTCGCGCCCCGGAACTCGACGATCTTCACCCCCTCGACTTTCTGCAACTCATCCACGAGTGCCATGTTCGTATATTCGCCGTTGAACGGGAGGTCCTCGATATATGCCCGCACCGTCTCCCGGCACGCGCCCTCGACCTCCTCGGGCAACAGCATCGGATCGTAATAAATATCGACCTCGCAGTTGAACGTGTCGGCGTCGATATTTACCAAGTTGATGCGCACCCCCGCGTCCTTGAACTCGGCGATATATGCCGCGAGCTGCGTTTCGGTCTCCCCGTCCAACCTCTGACGTACCCCGCCGTTTTCTCCGGCAACCTTGATCGTCAACAGCGAAGCGTCGCTGCTTTCGGTGGCCGCCGCATATTTCACCACACGCGCCGCCTCTATGTCGGCATCGCTCATGCCCGCCGTGTCGTAATAGTCCGTATCAGCCACGAGGATTTTATCTTTCATAAAGGCCAGCACTTTGTCACGATACCATTTGGGGCGGTGCGGCAAAATCTCCTCGATACACGAGTTCACCTCCCGCCTGTGCTCGTCGAAAAGGCTCTCCACGATCCACGCGGCGCAGGCGAAAATGTAGAACAACACGCTTTCCACCGACGCCTTGCTGAAATGCGCCGTAAAGCTGTCGCCAGCCTCGAAGCCGTAGGCACGCGCCACGTCCTCGTTGCGCATGAAATCCCCGGCGATGCCGTCTTTTATCTCTGCAATAGTCCTCGCCATTAGCTCACTATAAAATCAATTTCAATTCCCATAAAACCGATACCCCCGTAGGGCACACACGCCAAGTCCTCCGCCGAAATGTCGGTCGCCGGGCGGACGCCCCGCGCCTCGTAACGCCCGAGAACCAGTTTATCGACCACCGGGGCGGTCTCGAGCTCCACGTCCGGGGCAAGCTCGCCCGATACCGGGATGTCGTTTTTGATCGACATGCCGAGGGCACCTTCCACGCTGCCGCTCGTTTGCAGCGCGACGTCGATAAGGCTCTGTCTGTCGAGGGGTTTTATCTTGTTCATTACTCTATCGTTATGCGGTTGTCGTCGATCGAAACGCGCGAAACCGGAACCCCGCACGTTTGGAGCATCTGTTTCGCGTTGTTGCTCCAAAGCGGATCGCCATTGCCGTTTGCCAGTTTGGTAATCTCGGCACCCACGAGCGGGTGTTCTTTCAACTCGCCCCGGGCTGCCAAAAGCACGCATTCGGCAACCTGTTCGGTATTGTCACCGAGTGCCAGCGCGCCGTCCTTGACCTGCAAATCGCCCGTGTCCGGGTCTATTAACATTCCAACCATTCGATCAATGTTTCACTTTTTCATCCTCGTAGTCCGATACCGCGACGCTCGGGTGTTGGCTCGTGATTGCCGGAACCATGACCGGAGCGGGGTTTGACTGCGCCGTTGCGCTGCCCGCCACCGCAACGACACCCGTCGGAATCTCGTGCGTGTGGCTGTTGAACGCCGAGATAAACTCGTTGAGCTTCTGCGTGAGCTGCTCGATCTTTACCATGCCGCCCAAACCGCCGCCGTTGATGACAACCCCCTCGGGACTGATCTTTGCCGTCGTGTCTCGGACGGCAATATCGACCTGCCCGTCCATTATCTCCGCCGAGGTGTCTCCGATTTTGAGGTCGATTTTATCGACTTTCTCCGCAAGGACGACCACCGCCACCGATGCCCCGAGAAACGACACGACGACGTAGCTGCCGACCGCAGGAAACAGCACGACGCCCTCCCCGCACTCTTGGTTGGCTTGCAGGTTCACGCCCACGAGCGGCGCACCCTCGTCGAGCGGGGTGCAGTCCACCGTGCGGGCGTCCTCGTCCACCGCATCGACCGTGCAGACCTTGCAGTACGGTTCTGTGCCTGCCGCCGCCATTTTCCGGATTGCTTCCTGTATCGTCATTCTGCCACTCTCGCCCCGAGGGTGATTTCCTGTCGGAAACCGCTCGGGGAGTATTTTATTACGTTTTTCTGTACTTGATAGACGCCTTTGCGCTCGCCGTCGATCTTGATACCCACGTTGTCGAGCTTATCGACCAGCTCCGCGCCAAACGTCGTAAACGACCCTACGAGACCGTCACGTTTCAGCCGTTCGAGTTCCTGTTTCGCCCATGCCTTTAACTCCGCCTCCTGCTTGTTGTAGGTGTGCAGCGTCCGGGTTTCCCCGTCCGTGTCGCCCACCTCGACCCGGATTTTCTTGTTGTTCGGCATAAGCGAAACCGCCTTGACCTTGATTTTCACGTCGGCGGCATTCTGTACTTTGAGCTGCGTGTCGTCGATAAGGTTCAGACCCGTCGCAAAGACCTGTTTAGGACTCTTGCCCCGTTCGAACAGCACACCCGAGTACAACACAGGTTCGTCGTCCTCGATGCGGATAAACGACCGCACCCCAGCGTGATCTTTCAACTGTCCCAAAAGTGCGCTCAACGTGTCAGCCGTAACGCGGTACTGCCCGATCGACTGCTCCCCGAAAACCTTGTACCCGATGCCGAGTTTTTGATCTTTGAGGATTTGCCCGATCGTGGCGTCCTTGTACGTGAGCTTCTTCGCCTCTCGCTGTTTGAGACGGAACATGTAATCCTCGCAGGTGATCGTCGTCGGGGTTTTCAGCCCGAGAGTCGTTATGAAACCTCGGAAAGCGAATTGCAGGTCGCCGTCGTACCCCAGCCATACCGTCACCTCATCGCCGCGCTTGATCGGAAGCGTACTTTCACCCTGCCATTTCACTTTTTTAGGCAACTGCAAAACGCACGTGTCCGTGAGCGTCTCGATGTCGCGGGTGATCTCCACCGAAGCGACCTTATCGAAAACCCACGTTTTCGCGCTTCTGATCTCTATTTTTGCCGTTAGCCTAAACATTATTTAACCGCTTTTCAAATGCCGTTTAATATTCGGTACTCTTGATTACATAATCCTCGTCCGAGAGTGCCCGCACCTCGATCGTCTGACGATTCGACGCCGTTTCCTGTTTGAGTGAAAACCGCGTGACGACCATACGCCCGATGCCGAAGATCGATAGGAACACGCTCGTCACATCGACCGCCTTGTTTTCGTCCAAGAACTCCCGTATCTTGCGGATGCCCTCCTTCGGGTATTCGTCCACGATCTGCCCGTTGGAATCCACTGCGACAATACCGACACTTATGCTGATGTCATAGTCGCCGTTGCAGATGTACTCCTTGATCGTACCGTTCAGACCGACGAGCGTCGTGCGGACGATGTGTTTCTCCTGCGTGACGGTGACGACCGCATCATTCACGACCAGCGTTTCGCCGTTTTCCTTGCACAAGGTCAGCTCCGTGAGCACGTAACGGCTCTCCCAAAACGTCCGGTCGGTGATCGGCGTTGCGACCTCTGCCCCCTCGATTGTTCCGTCGTGTCCTTTCCACGAGGGAACCTCCTTGTTTACCTGCGAGGGGACAAGGTGCGCAAGGGCAACACGAGCGCGACGGGCGACACCCGCCGCCACGAACTCAAAACTTATAGGGGACAATCCGCTCATTACATTGCATAGTTTACGTCGTTCACCGCCCCGGTCAGAGCCTCCGCGACCATTTCCTTTACCTTGCCGATGTCCTCGTGCATGTTGGTCGTGTGTATCTCGAACTTGTCGATCACCTTCTCGATCGTGACGTTGATGTTTTTGATTTTATCCGCCTTGTCCGGACTGCCGCCGATGCCCGCCAATCCTGTCGAAATAGCCCCACCGCCCGAATCCGGAGCGACGACGACTGGATCGTCCGTGTCGCCCGCCTCCGCTTTCTTCTTGGCTTCCTGCTCCGCCTTGCTGCGTGCCATTTCACCCTCGTAAGCGTCATTGAATGCCTTGCCGACGCTGCTGCCGAACTCCGAGAACCCGCCTTTCAGCCGATTGATCGCCTCCTTGATCCCTTTACCGTCGAGCGAAAACGCCGCTTTGATAAGGTCGCCGATAGACCCGAACACGTTTTTTGCCAAATTCCAAATACCCTTGAACGTGGCGACAAACGCGGCACCGAGACCTTTAAGCACGGCACGGAACTTTGCCGAGGTATTCCAAAAATAGACGCCCAATGCGATAAGTCCCGCGATTGCGGCGGCAATCCAGCCGATGATCGGGATGTTCATAATAGCGATACCCACAGCCCGGCACGCCGATACCGCCGCGACCTTGAACGTGGCAAAAGCTCCCGAAGCGATGCCCGCGAACGTCGCCGACGCCGTGCCGCCCGTGACAAGGGAGAGCACCCACGCCCCGAGAGCCTTTATACCCGAGAGCAGCCCCACCGTTGCAAAACGAACGACGGCGGCGGTCGCCCGGGTGATGTTCCCGAGGAATCCGATAGATACCATTTGCCCGGTACGGAGTTCGGCGTTCATGAAAAGCAACTGGTAACGCGCTGCCGTCACCACACGCGAAAGAGACGAGAACACACCCGCGAAATTGATACTCTTTACCAGCGTCATAGCCTTGCCGACGCCCATAATAAGCGGCATAAGCTGCGAGAGCGGAACGAGCGAACCCGCGACCGTTTCGACCCAAATGCCGAAATCTCCCGTCGCGTTGAATATCGAAATGCGGAAATCATCGAACCGGGCTTGTATCCGGGCTTTCTTCTCGTTGTACGATTCCATGATGATCCCCGCCTGCTCGAATGCCGTATTCGTTCCGGAAATGACGTCCGTGTAACGATTCACCTCGTCGATGCCCTGCACCAGAGCCATTGCCGCGTTGCTGTTCTCACGCCCGAACAGTTTCGTAAACAAAGCCGTATCGTCGAGCACGGTTTTGAGGGGCTGCAACCGCTCCGTGAGGGTTTTCGACTTGTCCGTGAGTGCGTTTATATCCACACCCGCCGCCGTGAGCTCCTCCTGCACGTCTTTCGGCAGAAAGCGCCCGGTGGCGAGTATCGACATGACGTTTCGCAGGGCGACACCGCCCTCGGCTCCCTTTTTGCCCGCTTTGTCGAGTACCTGTATCGCGGCATTCGTCTCCTCGAACGATACGCCCGCCGCCTTTGCAGCCATACCGCATTGCTCGAGCGCGACTTTGATCGTCGGCAGCTCGGCGGAACCCGCCTGTCCCGCCGCCGCCATGACGTTCATCATCTGCGCCATTTTGCGGCTCGCCTCCATAGGATCGGCAAGCGATACCCCGTACTGGTTCATCGCCGTTGTGAGCACCTCGGCGGCAGCTTTCGCGTCTCCGCCCATCGTCTTGCTCAATACGGCGATATTGTCCCCCATAGCTTTGAGGGCGTCCGGAGTTTTGGCAAGTTCCGGGGAGAGCTGCGAGAGCAGCAGTTTGTACGATTCGACGCTCTGCGCTGCCGAACCGCCGAACGTCTTTGCCGCATCACGCGCGTAGCGCTCGATCGTTTTGAGGCTTTCGCCCGTCTCGCCCGAAATTGCCGACAGGTCGGCGAGCGAAGCGTTGAGCGCGGCACCCGGGGCGAGCGTTTCGTCCACCGTGCGCGAGAACCCCTCGACAAACTGCGATAGCTGGTTGAACGCGACAACCTTGCCAGCAAACGAGTCCCATATCCCGGTAGCCTGCTTTACGGTATTGTTCAATGCGGTAACATCCCCCGTAATCTGCTGCGCAGCGGTGGAGGCGTTTCCGGTGATGTTGAACGAATAGTTAAAAGCGTAGTCACTCATTCTCTGGAGTCTCGAATAATTTTGCTAAAATCTTGGCAAGGTTGGTCAGTCGCCTCCCCTCGATCCATACAGCCTCGGAGAAACGCTGCGCCCACTCCTCCTCGGAGAGTTGGCGCGGGTCTATGTGGAAATTCGCCCGGATCAAGGCGCACCCTTTGGCGATGTACTGCTCCCCGTCGTTATCGCTCAGTTGGTACGCCTCTACACGTTTTTTAAGGTACCCACAACACGGTCGAACATCGCCCCGAGCTGTTTAATAGCCGCCATGCGTACCAGCGTGTCGGTTTTCATTACCGGATCACCGCCGAGCCAGCAGTTCTCGAACATGACCGAGGTACTTTTCACCTCGTCCTTTTTGGTCAGTTGGTTTACCGCCGACATGGTTTCCATGCTCGGGCGGCGGAAATAACCGACAAACAGGTCGCCGTCATCCTCGACCTCGATCATGTGTACCTTGCGGTGTTCGCCTTTCCACACCTTGACCTGCTCGTCCGACACACCGCCGTTGCAGATGTTGAGCGTCTTTACAGTCTCTCCGGTGTCCTTGTCCTTGTAGGTTCTCACCCCGTCCTTGTCCGTGAACACGAGCGTGCGGACTACTTCGCCTTTGGCGTCCTTGATCTCCTCGGTGTTGTTGTTCTTGTTCATAAATTACTCGATAAAAAGGGGCAGGCAGTCACGCCCGCCCCGGTTAAACTTGCTGTTACTTGTTGTGCCACTTGATATGCGAGGGCACCAGCTCGAGATCGACGAGCTGCCGCGTGTCCCCCTCTTTCCAGTTGCGGGCGTTCTTCTTGAAACGGCAGTTCATAATCTTGTCGGTTACGATCTGCCCGTCCTCGGGGATGTACGCCACAACGATAGGGAACGGTGCGAGGTCTTGCAACCGCCCGGTCGGGCTTTTCGCCTGCCAGCCGATCACCTCGCCCATTGCGACGGTGATCTTGGCGCTCGGGGTTACTCTGCCTTTGGAGTACGAGACCGGGAAACGCCCCGCCCCGTAGTGGTTCTCGACAACTTGGTCGTCGCCGTACTCGATCGCCGTAATTCCGACGACAGGCACGCCCCCGACGGTCGCCGTGATGTCGCCCCACGAGTATTCGATACCGTTGATAAGAGGGATTAAATCCGTTGCTTCTGCCATTCAGCCGATTGGTTTATGCTTTTTTTGCAAAGCCGATTTTACATCTGATCCTGCGCAATACCCCGACGCCTACCTGCTTGATGACGAACTCCAGCTCGGAGGTCGATAACACGTCTTGATCGGGGTCGATTTCTACCAACATGCCGCTCAACTCGCCCGCTTTCTGCATGTCCTCGAGCGGCTTGTTCGCAAGCTCGGTGAGGTATTCCACCTCGTAGGAGGCGAGTTGCCCGGTCTCCGCGTTCACGTAGAGCTCGCCGCCGAGTTTCGGGAGCAGGGCTTTACGGATGCCGCGAACCGCCTTGTCCATAGTACGGACGTTCTCGATATAGGCGTAATCGCTCACCGCATCGTCCATTGTGTGCGAATCGTTGAAATACGAATCGGCAAAGCCGTCGTAAGTCACGAAAAACAGGTAACGCGAGACGTCGAGGTTCTCAACGATCGCCGTGTCGAGGTCGCGCAGCAGCGTTCCGTCGCCGAACGCAGGCAGGTCGATACCCGTCGGGAATTTCTCGACCGAGGCGATCGACTGGTGTACCGCCGCTTTGGAGGTGATGCCCAGCCACACGCCGAGCCCGGAAACCGAGGCTTTCCCCGTGTTGCCCTTGTCGGCGTACAACTGCGCCCCGACACCCTTGCCTGCCTGTCCGATGATGACCGAGACATTGCATTTCCCGGCTCCCGCAAGGCTCGACGGTAGCGACGTGACGGAGGCGACTTTCGGAGCGTAACCGATTGAGAGCGGACGGTCGTATTCCTGCAAATAGGTGGCGATGCCCTGCAACGCCGTGAGGTCGCCCGCATCGAGCTCCTTGTGCCCGCACCACACCGCAACCTGCCGCAGAGAGCCGCCCGCGTAGTTTTGCAGGCTCTTGACCTCCGAAAAGGTGTAGGTGCCGCCCGTAGGCTTGGCGAAAAGACCGACATACAGGCTGATGCCCGGGTTGAGACGGTAAATTTCGCTCAAATGGTAGTGCAGCATCCGGATTTCCCACGCCGCGCCCTCGTCGCTGGTGATGCCGAGTTTCTCGGCGGTCTCGATCGAGGAGCACGCCTGTATGCGGTTCTCCTCCGAGAACCCCTCCGGCAGAGCCGTCACGTAGGCGAGGAACCCGCTGACGTGATCCTGTCCCGCCGCCGTCTTGGGGATGTTGCCGTTGGTGCGTTCAAATTTGATACTCTGCATTCGGCTATCTCTTTACGGGCGTTACCGCCTTGTTGTTGAGCGTGCGGGCATGGTTGTCCGCGTCGTTTTTCTCGTAGAACCCGCGACCGTCTGCCGTCATGTACACGACCGACATATCGGGGTTGCTTTTGAGCAGGGCTTTGCCGACCTTCTGCACGGCGTCCGAAACTTTCGGCTCCGATTTTTTGGTCGGGGTTTTCGCTGCGGGTTCTGCATTGTCGGCAGCACCGCCCGGGGTCGGCTGCTTGCCTCCCGCCTGCGGCTGATCCGTCATGCCCTCCCCGGTGTTGTCCTGCGGGGGTTCCTGTCCGGTCGGAACAGGTGCCCCGGTCTTGTTTTGCGGGTTCTCCGCCTTATCTTCTTTTTTTGCCATAGTCAAATGGTGTTTGAATGGTTTATAAATGCCGTTTAAGTTTCCACACCAGCCACACGACCCCCGCAGCGACGGCAATCCCCCCGAGGGTGCAGAGCAGACGTTGCAGGGGATTCAACCCCCGCCGTTCGTGGGTTTCGGTGTCCGTGTCGGTATGCGTACTCTCCCCGCTGGTTGTCTGTAATTCCGTTTTGGCAGCTTCGCGGCTGCTTGATTCGCCGGATAGTTCCCTGTGTTCGTCGATCGTCTGCCCGGTGGTCTGCGTCTGCCGCCCCGCATCCGTCTTGCGCCGCGTTTGGGTGGTTTCCCGTTTGAGCGGCGGCGTCCCCGTGACGGGATCGGTCGGTTTGTCCGTGTCGTACTCCCGCACGGTGGTCGTTACCTCCTCGTTGCTCGTCAGCTCGGTTGTCGTTTCGGTATCGGTCTGTTCGTGCCGATCGCCGACCGCTTCCAAACTTTCGGTGTTGCTCGTTTCTGTTTCCTCCCCGTAATCGGCAGCATGTTCGAGGTTACTTGTCGTCGTGCTCCGGATCGTCGCATTCTTTGTGCTTGCGCAACTCGTGAGAAACAGGGCAGTCAGCAGCGTGAGGGCAAAGAGAAATTTTGCCGACGGCTTTTTCCAGTCTTGAAACATTCGTATTCAGTCGTTTTACCTGCACCTCCAAAGGGTGCACGATGTTCTGCATGATAATCTCGTTTCCGACACGCACGTTCTCCAGTTCCTTGCGGTTGGCATCCGCACGGGCAGCGGCAACCTCGGCGCGCAGCCTTGCGATTTCGGTATTGTATTTCTGCCGCGTGAGTTTCGAGGCAAGCCACGAGGTGACAGGTGCCGCAGTAATGCCGATAATCGCTAACAACAACTCCGTACTCATTGCACAATACCGATAGATTTCAACCACGCGGGAACGTCGAACGAGGGGCACGCCTTATGCACGCCCGGCAGGTCGCGGTGCCCGACGATCTTCACCCGGGGATGCCGGGCGTGGAACGCCAGCACGTACCGCTTCAAGGCTTCGAGCTGCTGCGGGGTGCGCGTGTCCGCCGGGGTGAGTGCCTTGTTGTTCTCACAACCGCCAGCATACACGATATGCCGCGACACGCCGTTATATCCGGCGGCTCCGTTCGTGATCTCCCAATCATCAACCCACGCATCCTCGTTGTTAGCGACAAGCCGCTCGACACTACCGTCCAAATGAAAAAGGTCGGTATATCCCACTTGCCGCCACCCTCTGCCTCGCGGTTGGGGAGCCGTGTGCCACGCCCGGATTTCGTCGGCTGTTACCTCGCGTCCTCGGGGTGTGGCGGTGCAATGGATAACCAAGTATTTAAGCTCCTTTTTCATTTGTCGGGTAGTTTTGGGATTACTTGTTGTCGCCCGCGCTGGCGGTCACCTTGGCACTCACGATCGCGCCCATAGCCTCGTTTTTGAGGGGCAGGCAGATCGAGTAAGTGCGGAAACTGATAAGGTTTTCCTGCGTGGTCGGGTTGTTCTTCGCCTCCGATGCGTAGGTCTTGACGCTGCCGTTGGCTTTCATCATGCGCGTAGGCGAGAAAGCGATCGACGCCTGCATGTCCGTATCCGCCGGAACAGAACCGTATGCGACCTTTTTCAGCGTGGTAGCGTTGTAGTACGGGCAGTCGTCATACTCGTAGATTTCAAAGCCCAGCACCTTGTTGATCTTTCCGCTCTCGGCGTTATAATACTGGTTGTAGAACTTCTGGTCGTTTTCGAGCAGGTCGGCGACATGGTCGCTGCACAACACGAGGCAACGCCCCGCCTTGGGCACCTTGTTCTTGTCGAACAGCTTTTTGAGGCGCACGATGTCCTTGCGCGTCATAATCTTGCGACCCTCGGACGCCTCGCCGCTCGTGAGGATCACGGGAGTTGCCGTGCTGTTTTCGTTCGGGGCGATCGCGTGAATGGCTCGGGAGTATTTCTTCTCCGAAATAGCCTCCTTGTGGCGTTCGATAACCGTCGCCTTTTTGTCGTAAGAGAGCGAATACAGCTCGTCGTCGGTGATGCGCGTCGGCTTGGTCTGATACTTGTCGAGCGTCACAGCCTTGTCGCCGTCCTCCAGTTCCTCGATCTCCAGCGGGTACGAGGTATTGTTCACCAGTACGGTAGGATCGCCGCCGATATTCACGAAATGGATCACGTCTTTTTCGACATACTGGTCGAACGAGCGGATTTTGCTGTACCAGCCCAGCCCCTCGGGATCGGTGCGGAACGCTTTAATCATAAAGCCCGTCCACGCCTCGGTGTAAAGTCCGGCGCAGGCAGCCCCCGAGGGCATGAAACCGCCGCACAGCCCGGACAGGAAAGAGACGCCGTTCACCGCCAGCACACCGTACACGGGCTGAACCCCGAGCGCGGAGGCTCCGACAGCTCCGGCGGCGCAATTCACGGAAATCGCGCAGATAAAGCCCATAAGGGCAAAAAGAAACTTTTTCATTCTGTTAGAAAGGTTTTGAGTGTTACTTGTCGATCTTGGGGACATAGCCGAACTCGGCTTTGAAAAGTTGCATGAACTTCTCCGGGTTCTCTTTTTCGAGCTTACGGAGCTGCTCGTCGGACATTTCCGAGTATGCCAGCTCGACGCTCGCGCTCGAAGCCGCTCCGCCCGCCGGGTTGATAAGCTGTGTCGGCTTCTGTACCGGGGTCAGCATGGCGATAGTCGATTGCAGGACGTCGAAACCTGCCTTTTTACCCAGCGTGATAAGGTGGTCGCGCTTGTCGGCGGTCGTCTTTCTTGCCTCGATAGCAGCATCGACCGCCGCCTCGATGCGGGAGAGTTCGAGCGTCTCGATACGGGCGACGTCGCCCTGCAACTTGGTGATCGCGTTTACCGCGTCGTCCTCGGTAGCCGTTGCGGGCAACCCGAGGGTCAGTAGGATTTTGTTCATCGAAAAAAGGGTTTGATTGTTACCGTTGTTCTCTTCCGGGGCAGGCTCCGCCGCCGGGGAGTGTGCGTTTTTGAGGAGCGGGACGATCTCGCTGTCCGCGCCCGATGCCAGCCGCAGGATTTTACCGCTCGGCTCGTATAATTGCAGGGCGTCGTCGTTGGAACCGATGTCCGCAATGGAGACCTCGACGAGCTTCGAGCGCACGACCGTTGCACGGGATTGTCCCGGCAACAGGTACTCGGTCGCCGTGCTCAACTCGACGGGCTCCAGCCCCGCCGAACACATGCGGATAAAATCCTCCTCCCACTTGCGGGCGATCTCCGCCGCAAACGGGTCTTTCATGTCGAACACGGGGGTACCCCGCAACTCGTCGCCCTCGACGCGGATATTCTCGACGCGCCCGATCGGAGTGCTCTTGCCGTCGAAACCGCGCGTGTGCATGTAGAGGAGTACCGGGTTGCGCTTGTACTGCGTGAGGTCGATTCCCGGGGTAAGGACACGGGTGCCGTAGCTGTTAAGTCCGCTCGTGTTGATGATAAAGTCTTTTGCCATTCGTCAAAAAATAGGGGACGGCATTTTTCTTTTAAGGGCTCCACCGTCCCCGTCGGTCATACTTCTAAAAAGGGTTTTTGTAGCGGGAGGCGGACTCGAACCGCCGACCTCGAGGGAATGAACCTCGCGAGCTGCCAACTGCTCTATCCCGCGATATTGTTGCGGAGGCAGGAATCGAACCTGCGACCTTGAGGGAATGAACCTCACGAGCTGCCAACTGCTCTACTCCGCGATGTTGAACGATGCAAATTTGCGGGGTTTGCAACGCCCTAACAAAAAGAGTGTAAATAGTTTGCAACCTTTTTTATTTTCACGGGGCAGTCACCGAATTTTGCATCGTGGAAAACTCCCGTTCGGGAGCACGAACCAATTAAACCGCATCTTATGAATGGCAAATAAGGTCTCCGAGGAGAAAAAGGAATTTGCCCGCGTGCTCTACATGTCGGGCGAACAGCAGAACATCATCGCCGAGAAAGTCGGCGTTTCAAAACAGACCATAAACAGGTGGGTGGCAGAGGAAGCGTGGGACAAACGCAGAGCTGCCCAAAGCGTCACACGCCCCGAAATCGTAAACAACCTGCTGCGGGCAATAAGCAACGAGGTTGAAAAGCTCAACGAAGAACGGGATGCCGAGAAAGTAGCCGGAGCCTGTGATAAACTTTCCAAACTGGCGGCGACAATAGAGAAGCTCGACAAAAAGGCGAGCGTCGTCGATGCGATCGAGGTGTTCATCGGTTTCGGCAAGTGGCTACAACACAGGGCGACCAATGACGAGGAACTCACCCCCGAACTGATAAAGGCGATCAATCGGTTTCAAGACCTGTATGTCTCGGAACTTTTAAGCACGAAAGGGCAATAATGTCAGTCGCAGGAGTAAATGACGCCACCAAACGGTGGAAAGAGTGGTGCGACAACGTACAGGCGCAGACCACCGTAAACCGGGCTGAAAGCGAGGCGGACAAGCAGGCACGCATCAAACGGGCACGGGCGGATTATGCCTTTTTCGTGAATTACTATTTCCCGCACTACACCGACGACCCGGCAACAGGAAAACATACCGAGAGCGCGCCGTTCCACATCGAAGCGGCGAATAAAATACGCAAGAACCGCAACCTCAAAGCTGCGTTCAAATGGGCGCGAGGACACGCCAAGAGTACCCACATGGATATAATGATCCCCATGTGGTTGAAGTGCCAAAAGGTGCGGGATATAAACGTAATGGTGCTCGTCGGCAAGTCGCAGGAGAACGCAAATACCCTGCTGGCGGACTTGCAGGCGGAGTTGCAGTATAACCAACGCTATATAAACGATTTCGGCGTTCAGTACAATTCCGGAAGCTGGGAAGAGGGCGAATTTGTTACCGCCGACGGGTGCGCATTTTTCGCCCGGGGACGCGGGCAGTCGCCCCGAGGCTTGCGGTACCGGAACCACCGCCCTGACTACATCGTGATCGACGACCTCGACGACGACGAATTATGCGGCAACGAAACCCGGGTAAACAAACTTACCGACTGGGTAAAAGAGGCGTTGTTCGGTGCCCTCGACGGCGGGCGCGGGCGGTTTATCATGGTCGGCAACCTTATAAGCAAGTGCAGCGTGCTCGCCAATATCTGCGCAACCGACGGCGTGCTGGTCTCGCAGGTGAACGCGATCGACAAGCAGGGGCGCGTGGCGTGGGCGTCGAAATGGTCGATCGACGAGCTCCGCGACATGGAGCGTTTCATGGGGTACCGCTCTTTCCAAAAGGAAATGATGAACAACCCGATTACCGAGGGCGCGGTGTTCAAACACACGTGGATCAAGTGGAAGAAGCTGCCGAAGCTCTGCAAGTACGATTACCTCGTGGCGTATTGCGACCCCTCGTTCAAAGGCACCAGCAAAAACGACTACAAGGCAATCAAGCTGTGGGGAAAGATCGGGACGGAACTGCACCAAATCGAGGCGTTCGTGCGGCAATGCTCGGTCGCCGAAATGGTGCGCTGGTGGTACGACCTGCACGAGCGGATGATCGTCGCCGGGGTGATATGCTATTACTACATCGAGGCGAATTTCCTGCAAGACATCATCCTCGACGAATTTACCCGAGAGGGGAATTTACGCGGGTACCAGCTACCCATACGGGCGGACAAACGCAAGAAGCCGGACAAGTTCCAGCGCATCGAGGGAATCTCCCCGCTGTGGGAGCGCGGGTTCGTGTTCTACAACGCCGACAGGCAGAACGACCCCGACACGCTCGCGGGACTGGAACAGACCCTCGCGTTTGAAAAAGGAACCAGCAGCCACGACGACGCGCCCGACGCCGACGAGGGGGCGATCTACATCCTGCAACAGCAAACAAGAATAAAAACTTTCGCCCCCAAGTTCGGGCGGCGACCAACCTCTAAAAACTCATGGTAAAGATTTTCAGAAAGTGCGTAAAGGCATACAAGAGCTATGTGCTTTACATCCGATGCAAGCGGGCAATCAAACGAGCCGACCGAAACGCCGTAGTGACGGGCAAAAAGTGGCTCGTGCTCATGTACGGCGGCAAACCCCTCGTCGTGAGCAAACAGCACCTCAAAGCCAAGATTAAGGAGGGCGCGTTCTGCAAGGGTTTCACGCCCGAAAAGGCGGAATCGCTCGCAATCTACAAAACCCGGTAACAATGTTTCTCACCGAGGACGATTACAGGGTGGTATGCGACGAAGACGAACTCGACATACTCACCCGCAGCGAACCCGAGACCCGGCAGAAAGCCGAGCGGGTCGCTATGGAGGAGGTCGCAAGCTACCTCCGTCCGCGCTATGATACTGAAAAAGCGTTTGCCGCCGAGGGAGACCAGCGCAACGCGATGCTCGTGCAGGTGACGGTAAATATCGCCCTGTACTATCTCGTGCACTGGCTCCCGCAGAACTTGGCTCTCGACGGACGGCAGGAGCTTTACGACAACGCGATCGCATGGCTTACCCGCGTGAGCAAAGGCGGTTCAATGCCGAATCTACCGACGTACACCGGAGAGGACGGGGAAACCGATACCTCGAACCCGATACGTTACGGCGGCATGTCCGCCAGCAAATACGATTATTAAACAGCGGTTAAACGCCGCTTAAATTGTGATTTTATGCTGAATGCGTTTTTTTGATAATTTCCTTTCAATGATGCCCGGAACCTCGGCTCGGCACAGGCGCGACGTGCTCAATCTCGCCGCGCAGGTAAAGAAGAAAAGGGACGTCCTTATCGAACTGAACCAGCAGACCGAGAGCCTCACCAAAAAGGACATCGCCACGTGGCGGCAGGCATGGCAGGCGGCGATCAATTACGAGCAGCCGAACCGCTGCGCCCTGCTCGACGTGTACAACGACGCGCTGGTCGATCTGCACCTCTCCGGCTGTATCGCCCAGCGCAAGGGAAAGACCCTGCAAAAACCGTTCGTCCTCACCGGGAAGAACGGCAAGGAGGACGACAAAGCCCGCCTTATGTTCGAGCGCGAGTGGTTCAACGATTTCCTCGACCTCGCACTCGATAGTCCTTATTTCGGGCATTCGTTGATCCAGTTCGGAGACATCACCAACGAGAACGGCGTAATGTCCTTTACGGGCGTCGAACTGGTGCCCCGCAAGCACGTCGTACCCGAATACGGCGTTATTACCCGGGAGGCGGGCGACGACTGGAAAAACGGCATATCGTACCGCGAGGGCGACATCGCCGTGTGGTGCATCGAGGTCGGGAAAGCTCGAGACCTCGGCGTGCTGCTTAAATGCGCCCCGCAGTCGCTCTCCAAGAAAAACATGCTCGCCTACTGGGACACGTTCGGCGAGGTGTTCGGCATGCCGATCCGTATCGGCAAAACCATGTCACAGGACACGAAAGACATCGCGCGGATCGAAACCATGCTCGCCGAAATGGGTGCCGCATCGTGGGGGTTGTTCCCGGAGGGCACCGAGATCGAAATCAAGGAGACCAGCCGGGGCGACGCATACAACGTGTACGACAAACGGATCGACCGATGCAACTCCGAAATTTCCAAAGGCATACTCGGGCAGACTATGACGATCGACAACGGCAGCTCTTTGTCGCAGTCGGAAACGCACCTCGAGGTGTTCGAGAACATCTGCCGTGCGGACGCCACGATGATAAAGTACCTCGTGAACGACCGACTTATCCCGCTGATGATCCGGCACGGGTTCCCGCTCGCGGGGGTGACGTTCGACTGGAACGAGGCGACGAGCTACACCCCGGCAGAGCAGCGCGAGATCGAACGCCTGCTCCTGCAGGAGTACGACATCGACCCGAATTATTTTGCCGACAAGTACAAAATCCCGATCACCGGGGTTAAGAAAACCAGCGCAAACAGTTTTTTCGAGTAGGGGCTGACGCCAGCAAAGGCAAGGACGCCAGCCCCCGGGAGGTGCCGACAAAGAATTTCCGGGCGTTTTACCGGGGTCTTGACGATGCGGTCGAGGGTTTATACCGCGACGAGCTTTTAACGCTTGCAGACGACGAAAAAACGCCCGATTTCGGGTTTGACAGCCGCGTATTTGAACGTGCCGCAGAATGGGTGCGCGAAAGGGGCGGTTTTACCCCCTCCATGTTGCAGGAACAGCCAGCCCGCGACGTGATCGACGAGACGTTTCGCATCCTTGGAGGTGCCGTGTCGTCGTCAATAGGCGAGGAAATGCCCGCAGAACTTACCGGGCTGCTGGAAAACAACGCCTTTATTTTCTCCGGACTGAAAACATACCACTCGTTGAACGAGGTCGGCTTGTCACTGATCGGGGACGACGGAGGGATAAAACCGTTCGAGAAATTCCACGAGGACGTCGCAAAAATCGACGCCAAGTATAACCGCAACTATCTGTATGCGGAATACAATCACGCGGTAACGTCGTCCCAAATGGCGGCGAAATGGCACGATTTCCAGCAGGACGGCGATCGGTACAATTTGCAGTACCGGACGGCGAACGACGAGCGGGTGCGGGAGGAACACCAGCGGCTGCACAACATCACCCTGCCCGTGAGCGATCCGTTTTGGGAGCAGTTCATGCCGCCCAACGGCTGGAACTGCCGTTGCGTCGTCGTACAGGTACGCAAAGGCAGGTACCCCGAGAGCGACAGCCAGCAGGCGGTCGGGATCGGCGAGGAGATCACCGAGGAACCCAAAAAGCGGATTTTCCGGTTCAATCCCGGAAAGGAGTTAAAAGTGTTCCCGGACAAACACCCGTATAACAAGGCTCCCGAAGCAGCAAAAAAGATCGTCGCAAAACTCGCCGAGGAGATAAAGACCCCCGAACAGGCGGTGCGATTCATACAGGAACAAGAGGATCGCCGGGCATGGTTCGAGCGCGGATTTAAGACTTTGGAAGTAACGAGACGAAAAGGCGTAAACGGTTCTACCGATATGAACGGAAATATCGACATGACCCGCGAGCGGCTCGATCGGGTATTGTCGGGGCTTACCAAGCTGCGGCAGGGCGGCGAGGTTTCGTTCGAGGAAGCGGACGCACTGGCGACCTTTTGGCACGAGATCACACACAACCGCAACAAACCCGGCAACGAATACCTTACTACGTTGGCGAGGCGGTATATGGAGCTGGCGAATGAATTTGTAGCGAGAAAGACGCTGCCTGAATTTTACGAATCGTTCGGAGGAAAGATGCAGCATCCCGAGTTTATGGACGACCGACAATCGACCGGATATAATACGTGGGTACGCAATTATTGTTCGCTGATCCGAAAGACCGGAGCAGACCCCGACAAGGTGCTGGATGCGGTGCGTGAGCACTTGTTCAACGAGCACTATTCACAACAAGCTGCCGGATTGGTAAAGGCGATCAAGGACAGCGGGGCGACCAAAGCGGACGGAACGCCGTTAAAGGTAACGGAAATAAAGACGCTGGTAAAGGGGTGTTTGCTATACGGGGAGAGAATGTTCGACGAATACGTGAATATATCACTCGCAGAACATTGATTTTAATTCACCGTCAAACTCTTTTTGAATGGCTTTCGACAACTTTTTATCGGTAGTGAGGTCGGCAAACTCTAAAAACGTACTTGCCCGGTTCTCCTCCGTGATATGGGACAAAAAGAACTCTTTATCGCCGATGATCTCGCCGATAATAGCCTCGTCGTCCGTAAAGTCGAGGAATGTCCGTTCCCGGAGTTTAAGATTGTCGTAATCCAACATAGTACGCATTTTTGCAAAAGTAGCATATTTTCAATTACCAACCAAAGAAAAATGCCAAAACCTGACGAACTGATCCGAAATATACTCTCCGACATGAAAGTCGAACTTACCGAAATGTTCGACCGGAATTTCGAGCGCAAAGGTTTTTTCGGCTCCAAATGGAAGCCCCGGAAGAACAAAAAGGCGAAAGGGTCGCTCCTGCATGTAACGGGAAAAATGCGCCGTTCGATCCGGGCGTCCGTTCGTGGGAAAGGGGTGCATTATTCCTCCCCGCTGCCGTACACCGCACTCCACAACGAGGGCGGAAAGTTCGCACAGAACGTCCGTACCCATACCCGGACAAACAGGCGCACGGGCAAGACCTATACCGTGCGGTCGCACACCCGGCAGATAACGATGCCGAAACGCCAGTTTATCGGCGACCACAAGGAGGTGCGGCAGGCGATCAAACAGATCGTCCACGAGAATATAACCGAGTTTTTCGATAACCTCGCAAAAGAGTTGAGAAAATGAGAAAGGCAATCTACAAAGCCGTTGCCGACAGGCTGAAAAATCAAAAGGTCGGTGTCAAGTTCGTAAGCCTGTGGAACCGGAACACCGAGCAACTTTCCAAACAAAAGGCGTTCCGGCTTCCTGCCGTGTTCGTCGAGTTCGAGCCGATCGAGTGGTCGCAGCTCTCACGGGGCGCACGATCGGCAGACATTCGGGTACGGCTCCATGTCGTAACCGAAACGCTGGCGTCTCCCGAGGAGGGCGGGAAATACCAAGACCGGGCACTCGAACACCTCGACCTTATCGAGCGGATCGACGCGGAGGTGCAAGGTCTCTCCGGTGAGGGGTTCAACTGCTTTATGCTGGTCGAATCCGTGACGGATCACGATCACGAGCGCGTACAGCATGACGAGGAGTGCTTCGTGACACACGCGACCGACACCTCGGCGGTCAAGCCCCAAGCGGTCGCCGTCGGCGTCACACTGGTAAGAGGATAAAACAAGCCCCGGCAACCTTTCTCGGTTCCGGGGCTTGCGTCCTTATTTGTCGGGGATTTCGTCGTAGCGTTCTTGCAGTTCTTCGTCCAGTCGTTTGTCTGTTTCACGAAGCCGGGAAAACAAATCGGCAAAGTCGCTGAAACCGCCCACCGGATCGCCTCGCATGGCATTACGGATATACTGCTCGTAGGCGTCGGTAATTATTTCGCGCTGCTTTTTATTCATCCCGTGTTTGTTTTTGGATATTTTCGAGATACTCGACACCGCAGCGGGTGACTATGGCACCGAAATACGGGTGCGGGTCAATCGCTTTATAAACACCCATAGGATGCCCGATTTCGATCAATTCCGGGGCGATAACCTCGATTTCGCGGAGTAGTTTTGCGGTATGGCAACTGAATACGTCCGCGCCTCCGACAACCTCCTGCAAGGCGGCGATCTGCTCATTGTTCAGTTTGGTTCTTTCGTTCATAAATCAAATAAAGTAAGTTGTTTGTTTTCGGGTTCTTTCGGTAACGGCTCGTTTATGTAGTTCAAGAAAGTGCGGTAACAAATACCGTATTTCGGCTCGATGAATTTTCGCCATACAGCCCGGTAGCACTTGGACTGATTGCCAGCCTCGTAGTGCTCCCTCGTTATCGCGCAAACCTCCCGGATGCGTTTTAACGTGCTTTTATAACGAACTCCCTTTGCCATGTGCCGAAAACTTACTATTTTTGCAAAAGCGTCCCCACGCTTCGCTCGTTAGTCGGTTCCCGGTTGGCGGGCTTCTTTTTTATACCCCGGACTTGCCGGGGTAAGGTTCGATCGTGATCTCGATGTTCAGCGTCTTTTTTACCCGTCCGCTGCCTCGGCAAACGGGACATTCATACGGCTGCGGATCATCCTCTCTCCCGTATGGGTGAAACTCCGGTACCGTGTAAGCTATCCCGGTGCCCTTGCAGTTGCGGCACACCTCGATACTCTCTTTTTCATAATTGCGCACTTTCTCTGACATTCAGCCTTATTCCTCTTTTTTAGGTTCAACAAAAAACGTTTCGTCCTGCTCGACCTTGATGCCGACTTTCTGCATCAACTCGGGCATGTCCTCGTTCTCACGATCGGCGAGGAGCTTGTCTTTGGCGACCTCCTCGCTGGTGCGGACATACGCCGGGTTGAACTCTTTGAGCAGCTCCAGCACCGCCGCCCACGTAAAGCCCTTGCGGGTTTTGAGCTTCGGTGTCCCGGTGCGGAACCCGAGGACGCCGTGCGCCGTCTCCATGCTTTTCTTTTTGGAGAAAAGCTCGTCCCGGTTCTCGGTGGCGAACGTCTGCATCACCTCGAGGGCGTCGTCCTTTTGCTGCTGGAACTTGGCGATCTCCTCGGCATTGCGCTCTCTAATCTTGGTAATCTCCGCGTCCATTGCCGCGTTGATACCCTGCAATTTGGCGTCGGCAAAGGCGAATGCGCCGAAAGCCTCCTCCATTTGGTCGCGCGTAACTCCCGAAACCACGACCTTTTTAACTCTTGTTTTTGCCATTGTTATAAAAATGAAAGTTGGTTATTTCTTCTTGTTGGCGCCGTCGAATATCCGGTGAAACATAGCCTCGATCGAGGCGCATTTCACGATTTCGAGGACTTGGGGGTTCTTGGAACACACCGAAGCGATAGCCTCCGACACCCGACCACCTCGACCGCCGAGAAACCCGACGCACGTCGATGTTTTATCGTTCCCGTCATCCGAAACCGCAAAGAATGCAACACCGCATTTGTCGGAAATTCCCTCCCCCGCAGAGTTGAACATAGATTTGAGTTCCTCGGCGATCTGCCCGGCACGGGTAGCGAAATCGACAGGTTCCCCGGGCTGGTCGGTTTTGGATTCCGACGTTGGGTGGACGAGGTTCGCGGGTTCGTACTCGACGGCATACGTTAAACCTGTGTATTCATCAACTACGTCTACTGCCATACGTTTACATTCTTTAGGTGTTAAATCAAAAAGATTCTTGCGAACAAATACACGTTCATAAGGAGCCGTAATGATTTTATACACAATATCACCAAGATTGGTATTCATGTTGGTTTTGAGGCACACTGCCTGCATTTCAAGCGGAATATATCCGCAACCGATGATTGATTTCTGATTGCTCATAATTTTTTGTTTTTAAGTGGTTTAATTTGTCTTTTTTCGCCTACGTTGCAAGCAGGTTAATCTCTTTGTTTTTCGGGTTCTGTTGCCTTGTAGCGGCTTGTACCTTTGTTTTGGCATAACAGCCGAATACCTCCGTAAAGCGGAATTACAGGATCGCATTGCCTCGGTAAACCGCAACAGGGCTCCGGCGAGCTGCTCACATGCGGCTCTCATAGGTCGCATATTCCGGCTGGTGAACGATCTGCAAGCCGCACTCCTCGGCGATATTCGCCTCGATGCGCGATCCCCGGCTGTCGCCCCAGTCTTTGAGCAGATAGATCGCATCGCATTCGAGCAACAGGGCAACGTCTGCGACGAGGTGCTCGTTCCAGCTCGCCTCCGAGCCGAGCCCGTTGTTGGTCGGGTTCACGGGTTCGTGCCCGAACGCCCGGATTTGCTGCTCCGCCTGCTTGAACTTGGCGGTTACTTGGTCGGTCGGCAAGCCCGAAATTTTGCCGCTGATGTACCATTTCATCGTCTCGCCCTCCATTTGCAGTAAATCCACAACTTGCACAGCCCGACGATTACCACAACAAGCAGCACGAGGGCAAGAGACATCCACATAGGAGCGAGAACCCACCACCACGACCACGCGATGCACTTTGTCAGTTTCAGCACGATAAAGGCGATTGTGAGCAAGCCCAAAAAGCCGATACCTGCACCCGAAGAATTGTTGTTTGAACTCATAATTTTTTGTTTTTGAAAGGTGAATAAATCCGTTAATTCAATATCGCCGGGGAGGTTTTCCCCGCCGTGTAGCTTTGAGCCAAGAGCTCCATTGCGATACGCTCCGCCGCATCCATGTCCTTTTGTTTGTTGCGGAATGTATTGTACAGGTTCCGCAGACGCTCGGCGGGTATTTTGTTGAAAGACTGGTACCCGGTGGAACGGCAGGCAATTCCTTTGATTATTTCGGCGTTGCTTTCCTTGTCGATTTTACGCAGGTAGCCGCCGATCGCAGCCATAGCACGCTTACGCAGTTTATCCATTTGGTCGCCTTTGTCGCCCTCCAACTGCTTGGAAAGCGAGGCACAAACGTCGATAAGGGCGTGCGTGTCTATGTCGGCACTACTCTCGACGCCGAAGCTCTCGACGATCGCCCGTTTTTCCGCCTCCGTCAGTCCCAAACGCGAGCAAAGGGTGTGGAACTTGCGGAGTACCCCGTTGTGAATTTTATCCATTGTGTGCATAATTGTGTATCATTAAAGTTTATCAATCCAATACTCATTTGCGCCCTGTTCCCATATCACGAAATCGGCACCTCCCTCACCTTTTTCGCCTTTGAATCGGGTCGTTACGAATCCTTTGTACCCCTCGACCCGGATTTTCACCTCCGAGAGCTTTCGCACGTGCTGCGCGATAGCCGGATAGGGCTTGTTGTTTTCTTCGTGTGCTATGAAAATGAATAACTTGTCGGGAAACTCGTTTATCAATTCCATGAACACCGTCCGCGTGAACCCGACCAACGCCGTAATCGAATCAATCACGATCACGTTAGGGCTTTTGCGCTTCCGCAGGCGTTCCCGCAACTCCTTGATCGGTTCTTTCGCCAGCACGATAACCCGGGAGCCGACCTCCTGCATTGCGGCGTTTTTCCATGCGTTCTGAAACGACAGCGATAAACCTTGCTCCAACGTGTCGTAAGCCGCCCGATCCACGAACCCGCACAGGTATTTGAGCAGCTCCAAAGCAAGGTGCGTTTTACCGCCGCCGCTCTCCCCGTAGATAATCCATGCGCCCCGGAGTTCGGGTTTGCCGAACGACGCGAGCCATTTGCCCGTGAAATCGGCAACCTTGAACTTGGCATTCACCACGTTTTTATTGCTTATCGCTTTTGCCATGTCTAAATCCTTTCTCCCAATCTGATAATGAAAACATCGTGATCGGGCGCACCCCATTCGGGTTTGCCTCTGCCGATTGCAATGTTGTCGATTCTAAACAGCATTGCGGTATGGGTGTAGCCTCTGCGGAAGCGGGCATGGGTAAGTTCCTTTGGAATCATGTTACCACGATGGAATGCTTTTATTAAATCAATACCACATCTTCTGCATTTGGCAATAGTCCAATCGTCTATGGGCTTTCTGCCGATCAAATTGCCTTTAGAATCAAATACCGGATTGTCACATAACCGTTTTATCCAATATGGTTTAATCTCGCGGTACTCCTCGGGCTTTTCGCCGGAGGCTTCCATGTCGTACCACTTGGCTTTGACTACAAGGTCGATCGCTTTCATTTGAACACCGTTTATTTGGAGGTTGAACGCTGTTTGACCGCGTGGACTTTGCGTTTTACCCGGCGCAAATCGCTCTCGCAGTCGTCGATAATCTCGTTTATTGTTTCCGGATCGGTCACACCGTTTGCGATGCACACGGCGGCAACGTCCTCGCTGTTTACGACCTGTATCGGGATGAACTTGCGCCCGACACGGCTGTAAATCTCCTTGTAGCCTTTCCGGTTAGTTCGCACACCTTTTTTGATGCGTTTCTCGAGGTAGTCCGTCGCACACAGGATGATCCCGACACGATCCTCGAGTTTGTTGTACAGGCTGATGAAAAAGTAGAGCACTTGATCGCTCAACTTGTCGGCTTCATCGAGTACCACGAGCGGCGTTTCTTTCTTTTTGAGGGCGAGAATAATGTCCGACATCATTTCCGGAACGGTGCAGCCCGTCGAATCAATCCCCATACATTGCAGGAGTTCCGCCATAAAGTGCTTGCGGTTCCAATACTCGGAGCACGAGAGGTTATACACATTCCGGTTGCTGGCAGCATAGCTCTTGATCGCCTCGCTCTTACCGCATCCGGCATCACCCGTGACTGCGAACACGAGGGAATTGTCCTGCGCGTCCTGCAAAAGTCCGTACATGCGTTTGTAGCCGCGTGTCTCCACGACAACCCACGCACGCGGATCGTAACCAATTTGCGAGGCGATCGTGCGCCACATTTCCTCACTGATTAAATCCCAGTTGTTATTGAGCACTTGGGAAATTGTCGCCGGGCTGACGCCGCGCATGGAGTTCGCGGCTTTGTTCTGTCCGCCTTTGATCTCGCAGAACTCCGCGAGTTTGGTTCTGATTTGCTCTTTCTCGATCGTTTTCATATTATCTCTATTTCTGATTATTAGTACAAGTTGAAAGTTTCCTCGTCCTCGATTTGAGGAACCGGGCGGCGCACCGTTGCAATTTCGATCGCCTCTATGTCCTCGATCTCGTGGGCTTGCAGGCGGCGCGTCTGCTTGTGGTTCTTATTTTGCCCCCGGCTATCACACAACAGCAGACGGGTTGCAACGTCGAGCTGCGGGTTGTCATTGAATAATTGCTCGACTTTGTTGCTGGCGAGGGCGAGACGTTCGGTTATGTCGTTCTCGAGCTGCTTGTTGAACTCCCGTACTCGGGCGAGCTGCTCCGCATCCCCCTCGCGGCGGTCGGCGAGAGCCATAGGCTGCACGTGTTTCCGTTCGAGCATGAAGCGCAGGGAACCGTCCTCGTTCACCGCGAGCACATGGTCGAGGTTGTCCGGGTCGTATTTCACCGCCCAGCGGACATGCGCGTATTCCCGGAACTTGGGGTCGAAACAATCGTAATCCCGTTTTATGCCGCCGATCGTCGGGCGCAAGCCCACGCCCTCGAGTGCGTTGCGGTACCCCGTATCGGCTCCGAACGTGAGGAGGTATTGTTCATCGGAAAGCGGCAAGCGTCGCTCCTCGGGTAACTTGTCGAACAATCTCACGTACTCGGCACGTTTTTCGGCGCGCTCCCGCTCAATAAAAGCCGTAAGCTGCTGGCGGCACTCCTCCTCGGTCGGGAAGCTGTGGCGGTGTTTGTTCAAAAACTCGCTATTCGGTTGCAAATCCTTGTTCGAGGTTATGCCGAACCCGCCCCAGTTCGTACAGAGCTGGCAGTATTTCCTGTTGAAATAATTGAAGAACGGCTCGATCACTTTCGATTTGGCGTTGTGCGCACGGGCTGGAGTGTATATGTCTCCCATGATCTGATAAATCGGTTTGAGGTTCCCTCGTCCGTAGTTGTCACTCTGTATTTGATTCGAGTAGTAACGGCGTCCGAAAAGCTCGGCGGTGTGGTTCGCAGCATTCCGGAGGGCTGCTTTGATAAGTTCGGGGGTCTCCCGTTCGCCGATCGCATAGCCGACCGGATAATTGATACAAGGGTCGAGGACAATAACAACCGTGAGGCGATGCGTGTAGGTGGTGGTAGTACGCCCGTTCTTTTCCTCTGTCTTTTGGTAAAGCAACTCGGACACCCAGCCGTCCATTGTCCAGTATAAGAGCGGAGCTGTGGGGCGCGAACGCTTCACCTGCATACTCCGCTGGTTGCGGAACCGCGTCTCGCCGAGGCGTCCTCCGGCTGTCACGAGGTCGTGTTTCTCGCGCCATACGCCGACCGCCGCCCCGGTAATCGTTTTCCAGCCCTGCGTTTCTGCAACTACGTTGTAAATCCGCGCGATCTGCGCGTTGTCGAGGTTGCGAGCGTCGGAAATAAGCCGGATAAGGAGGCTTTCTTTGGTATCGTCGTCGATCTTGGCAGCGTTGCGGGTGCCGTATTTGCCCGTTATCAACGCCCCGTAACCCTCACGCACGTACTGGTTGAATTTCTCTTGCAGGCGGCGCGGGTTCTCCGGCAGGGTGTGCGGGAACGTGTCCGCGATACGCGGCAACGCCTGCGCTGCCTTGCGCCAAAATTCCGCCTTGCTGATACACCGCTTACTCTGTTTCCGGTGCTGACTGTCCGATCGCTCCAGCACCAGCCGGAAAGCGTTTAGGACTGCCGCATTGTTGGCATATTCAGTCTGTTTGTCCGTCGACAAATACTTCCCGTCGCCGAACTGGTGACGCTGGTAAAAATCTAACGCTGCGCCGTCCGGTTCGACGCTCTCGACAAACGGTTTGCTTTCCGCTTGCGCTTTCAAATCCGGACGGCGGCGGTAAACCTCCAGCTGGAACTTTAACGGCAACCTGTCGAGATCAAACAGCGCGGGGTTGCTTCTACAAGCTTTGCGAGCTTGGATAGAAGCATCCTTTTTAACGATGCACTGGATTGCATTCATGGTTGCAATGCCCGCTAAGTCATCGTATGTTACACACAATTTACCGTTGTAGTATTCCATGTTTCACATCTTTATTTTTGCTCCCGTGCCGGTATCGCTCCGGGTAACGCCTTCACGTTCACGGGAAATCGCTATCTTTGTGCGTTCAACTACAAATGTTTAGCGATTATGGAAAACTATATCTGTTTCACTTTTCACCTTCGAAATCGAGTGATGCTCGAAACTGTTCGCGGGAAATTCGGAGCTCTTCTAAGGTCGTTACACCTTCGATACAGAAGTGAATCCGAGTTCCTGCCTTATCGAGACTTATCGAACCCACGTGTCCGGCCATGGCGCCTCGACTTCTCCATGTTGCCACCAGAATACCAGCAAGACAATCATTTGGAAATACTCCGACATCTGAAAGAATCATATTTGCCACGGTTAAAGGCTGCTCATCCTGAATGGGGAGACGTAGCCATTTATAGGAATCTTCACCTGTATCCAAATCTGATTCACTCAATGTCGGATTGGTGGCGATGAGATTCTCCACGGCGTCCCGGTATGCGCGGGCGCACCTCTGTACCCTTTCGAGGGCATCTTCCTTGTGTCGCTTCATCGTCTTACGCGTTTAACTGATTGTAAATCTTTTGCAGGGAATACAGAACATCGCCCCACGTCGCCACTGTCATGTCATTGAATGTCGCCACAGGCTCGTGGTCGATGATGATCGTCGCGGCGTTGGTCTCCCGGTTCACCTGCAACTCCACTCGATCGCCGAAGTTTTGATACATCATTCCCCGCACGTGGTCGTGGCGTGTTTCTACATTCGGACAATAACCTTGCGGTGCCCGCTCCCCGGTATAAATCAATCCGCCTCGTTCCAGTGCGGCGGCACGGAGCATTTGATCGCGTTTGCTGTTGCGTTCGTACTTTAGCGCTCGACTGAGAATCACCCTGTGAACCTTGAAAGTTTGATACAACTCCCGGAATACAGAGGGCGGTAAAAGGATTTGCTTTCTCATAATTGCCTATTAATTGGTTATTTTCAGTATATTTGTTGCGTGGTTGTGTTAAAACCACATTGCAAAGATATAAGATATATCTTAAACAGCAAAATTATTTTTAAGATTTTTTCTACAAAATGAGTGGAGCACTTATAAGAATTAAACAATATCTCGATCTGAAAGGGATAAGCGTTAGAGCGTTTGAGTTGAAATGTGGATTCTCAAACGGCTCATTTGCGAGTCAATTAAAGAATGGCAAGACAATAGGAATTGATCGTTTAGAAAATATCTTAAATGCTTTCCCCGATATTAACATAGAATGGCTTCTTACGGGTAAAGGCAGTATGGCCAAGACCGACACGGTACCATTACCCAAAAACGACCAAACAACCGTTGCGATAGGAAAACGCTCGGACAAGAACGAGGGCATTCCGTTGATCCCAATCGATGCTATGGCAGGGGCGCTTTCGGAGAACAGCCAAACGATCATGGAATATGACTGCGAGCATTACGTCATCCCCATGTTCAAGGGAGCCGAATTTCTGATTCCTGTAAAAGGTGATTCCATGCAGCCCAAGTATTACAGCGGGGATATTGTTGCCTGTAAGCGGCTACCGCTTGATACATTCTTCCAGTGGAACCGCACCTACGTGATAGACAGCGAGCAAGGGGTGCTCATCAAACGGGTAAAACAAGGCGAGGACGACGATCATATCACGTTGGTATCTGACAATCCAGAGTACGACCCGTTTTCGCTCGAAAAATCCCGTATCTACTCACTGGCTCTCGTGATCGGGGTCGTGAGGGCGGAATAACCATAAAACGACCCGAATAGGGATTTCGAGACTTTTTATAGGATTTGAGTGCAGAAAGATAGATTTATATTATTGATATTCAGTGTTTTGTGTTTAATATATGGGATGTAAAACCCCGTCAAAAAATGACACTTTGGGGGGTGTTTATGAACCTTATTTTTTTATTATGTGGGGGCAAACCTCAATAAAAATGTCATCCATTAGACCACCCATTAGACCATCCAATGCGTATTTTTGATATTTTGGTCTGAAATTCAGATGTACGCATTTTGCGCATCCATTTTATAAAAATTGCGTTTGAAATGCCGGTTAAACACCGCTTAAAACCTTGCGGCGGACACATGTCGTTTTCAGCCCCGTATGCCGCAAATCCCGCCCGTATCGGTATATAGAGCCGTTCGGGCATAAAAAAAGGGCGTAAATCGCCCCGTTTTGCCTGTAAATACAAGCGCAATTCAAATCGAGTTCAACCAACCGCCGCCGGAATTAACACGAAATTCAAGCAAATGCACATTTGAATTTCGCGCCGAAATTTTGTCGCTCTCTCGTAAGTCGTTGTATTATTGCCGCTTGTCTCTCTTTTCTCCCTGTTCTACTGTGTACATCTCAATTTCATGCCCGTAAAACAATTCATCGCGTCACTCCCGACTGATCTGTATTCCGTAACCCCCTCGGTTCCGGAACAAACTCGGACTATGATAGCCCCAGATGGCACCAAAGAGGGTGCCCTTACGCTGATCGACGGCAAACCGCATATAGTCCAATTCGGGTCTGCAATCCCTGTGGATTGGAACCGCCAGAACGTAAAGGGCCGTAGTAAAACCGTAGTATTGAAAGAGTATTTGGAGCTTAAAAAGACCATATACGACCTACTCGATGCAGAAAACAAAGACCTGCCGAATATCGAACGGTTACGGGCAGAACTTAATAATCTTTACACCAAATTCACCCACCGGTACGGTACACTTTCAAAGAATACAAGCCTTACATTTCTGCGGGACGACGTAGACTATCCCGCAATCGCAGCTATTGAAAATGTCGAAGAATCGAATAATCCGGGTGAAAAGAAAAGATTTACCATAACCAAGTCTGATATTTTCTCTCGCAGGGTCATTGAGCCAGTACGTCAGCCAAAAGCCGAAAACGAGAAAGATGCAATCGCACTTTCGCTTTATCACCGTGGCCGCCTCGACCTGCCCTACATCGCCGAATTACTCCATAAGTCGCAAGAGGACGTACAAGATGCAATGCTTACGCAGGAACTTGCATATATCAACCCCGTTACAGGTCTTGTTGAGGAACGCAGCGAATACCTATCCGGCAATGTCCGCGACAAATTATTACAGGCAGAACAGGCCAATGAAAACGGCCTGTTCAACGCCAACATCCGCGCATTGTCGAAGATCATCCCGCTGGACGTTCCGTTACCGCAGATAAAAATTTCGCTGGGTAGCACATGGGTTCCAACCGAGCTATACGAACGTTTTTTTCACGAGAAGTTCAACGTTGAGGCGAAGATCACCAAAACTGCGGCTAACAAATATATTGCACGAATAACCAACAAAGGGAACACGGTCGATGCGAGCATGGGTGTAGCGGATGCCCCCGGCAGCAGGCTCGCGCTTGACCGAATGAACAAGACCCAAACCTACCTATCAAAAAAGGAGTGGGACAGCCTTACGAACAAGGAAAAGAAAGTTAAAGACCCCGAAGCTATGGCGCAGGCAGCCATAAAGCAGACGGAACTGGATGAGGCTTTCGAGCAATGGTGCAAGCAACAAGACGAGGCGACCACCGACAAACTGACTGAAATATACAATACGGCATTTAACAGTATCGTCGAACGTCAGATCGACGTTTCGACATTCGACTATTTCCCCAATGCCGCGCACACGAAGAAACCCCGTGAACATCAAAAAATCGGGGTTATGCGTGGGTTGCAAGGCCCGACCTTACTTGCGCATGAGGTCGGCACCGGAAAAACGATCACGCTCATTTCGACGGCAATGGAAATGCGGCGGCTCGGAATAGCTCATAAGCCCTGTATCGTCGTTCAACGTTCGACCTATGAGCAGTTTGTAAACGAAATCAAATCATTATATCCCGCGGCCCGCGTGCTGGTACCCTCCGCCAAAGACCTTACGGCATCCCAGCGGCAACAGCTTTTCGCCAAAATCGCCTACAACGATTGGGATATTGTCGTTTTGTATCACGGTTATCTGGATGCTATACCCGATGATCCTATTAGGGTCAATCAGTATATCGACGGATTGATCGAGGAAAAGGTAGAGCAGTTGAAAGAGGTTGAGGCAAGCAATCCCGACAATGCGAAACGACTGGCCTACGGCATTAAGAAAGAAATTGAGGGGCTGGAGAAGAAAAAAGTAGGTAGCGAAAAATCAATAAAAGAGGAGGAAAAGGTAAAATCTAACGCTCGGGCCCAAGCTCAACGGCTACTCGACCGTCGCACGGATGAAACCATGACCTTTGAGCAGTTAGGCATTGATGCGTTATTGGTAGACGAAGCACATGCCTATAAGAAACTCGGTTTTACAACCGACCTGCAAAACATTAAAGGAATCGACCCGGCAGCGTCCCAGCGGGCACAAAGTCTACGGCTGAAATCAACCTATATTCTTGAAAATAATAGCGGGAAAAATGTTGTCCTCGCCACCGGAACGCCGATTTCCAACACGATGGCGGAAATGTGGACTTTCATGCGCTACCTGCTGCCGCAAAACGTATTACAGGAATACAACATAGACACTTTTGATGCCTTTGCAAGCAATTTCGGGAGTATCGAAGAATCTGCGGAATTTGGAACAAACGGGAAATTTAAGGTCGCTCAGCGTTTCGCCAGCTATTCGAATATGCCGGAATTACTGGCGATCTGGCAGCAGATCGCGCATGTCGTATTGACGGAGGATGTATCCAGCTTACGCGAGGGGGTTGGCACACCGCGCCTCGACGGGGGTAAGCCGACAGATATAATGCTCGATCAAACCCCGGCCCTGCGGAAAGTCATGCGCAGCATCCGGGATACGCTTGAACGTTTCGACGCTATGCCCGCGAAACAGAAGCGGGAAAACAGCCATATCCCGTTGGTGATGTTCGGGCTGGCAAAGCGTGCAGCTATTGACGTTCGGCTGATAAATCCCGATCTTCCGGATGAACCGGGCAGCAAGGTTAATAATGCCGTGCGGGAGATTCTCGCCGATCTGAAATCCACCGACCACTATAAGGGTACCGCAGCTATCTTCTGCGATTCTTACCAAAGCCGCGACCGGCGGTTCAATGTCTTTGAGGACATAAAGCGGAAATTCATTGCTGCAGGTATTACTGCCGAACAGATCGCTATTATCCACGACTACAACACAGACGAACAGAAAGCGCGACTTTTCCGGCGCGTGAACAATGGCGACGTTCGAATAGTAATGGGTACTACTGAAAAACTCGGTATCGGAGTTAATATGCAGGAGCGTTTGCACCTTCTCGTAAATCTCGACGTGCCTATCCGTCCAATGGACTATATGCAGCGGGTTGGTCGTATCATCCGGCAGGGTAATTCCCATCTGAAAATGGATTTACCGGTGCGTATTCTGCGGCTGGGCGTAAAACAAACGCTTGATGTAACCGGCTATCAACGCTTGAAGATCAAAGAGGCGTTTATCCGACAGGTGATGAAAGGCGATATATCATCCCGCACGCTGGAGGAACCCGACGCCGAGAGTAGCGACAGCACGAATTTCGGACAGATGATGGCGTCATTATCCGGCAGCCAAGCGGCACTTGCGTTGTCGCTTGCACAGAACAACCTGCGCAAGTTGAGAAATGCCCGCGACTACCACTACCAGCATCAGGCATACGTTACCCGCAACCTCAAATGGCTGCAAAATATACTTGACACGACACCGGGCGTTATAGCAACACTTGAAAAGCAAGGGAACGAATTTCGGAAGATATTTCCGGACAATACAATCGTATCAGTAGAATATGGCTCACAGAAAGCCGAAAATGGCGATTATGAAAAACTCTTTGCCCCACTAAACAAGCGCATCGAGGCCGAAGCCGATGCACTACGGAAAACGCCCGAACGCGATCACGCAGAGCTAAAAACTACAATCCGTATCAACGGAAAGACATTTGATATAAAGATAGGACTTAAAAAAACGTGGGCTTTATCAAATGAAAAAGATGTTCGGATATTCCGCGGCATATCCTATGTATGCGAGGAAGCACCTGAAATAAAAGGCGATGCCGGAGCCAAAATATCGAATGTTTTAGAGCAGGTTGCCTATACTATTTCTGGCAAGTGGTACATACAGGAAATAGAATCCCGCCAACTTGGATTGGAAACAGCAAAGCAGGACTATGAACGGCTGCAAGCGCAGGTTAGCGGGGCTTTTCCGAAACAGGCAGAACTGGAAGCAACAGAGGCCCGGATAGCGGAATTAGAGGCACAGATGGCCGCAGAACTGGCTGAGATCGAAGCCCAACAAAAGGCCGATACGGACGAAGAAGCGATAGACATTGACCCGGATGAACTGCTCGACGATGCCGCAGGCGACAGCATCCGGTTCCGGGATGGCAGTAGTTGGTTTGACCCCGAACGTCCCGCGAGTGACAACACCATAGCGCACGCGGCAACCCGTCTTGCAAAAAAGCTCAACACACCGGTTGAGATCGTCGCCGACCTTACACACATCACGGACAACGACCCGCTGGCCCTGCGGAGGAAACGTCGGGCCAAAGGCTACTACGACCCGACCACAGGCCGGGTGGTTATTGTCATGCCGAATATTACGACCCGAGCGGATGCCGAGGCGACCGTATTACACGAGATCGTCGGCCACATGGGGCTGCGTTCCCTGCTGGGTGAACGGTTCGGGCTATTCCTCGATAACGTTCATAAGTCGCTGGATGAAACCGGCGTTCGGGCCGTGGCCGACATGATGGCCCAAGAGCAAAAACAACGTTCCGGCAAACTGACGGCTGTTGAGGCCCGGCGGCTCGCCACAGAAGAATATCTTGCGCGGCTGGCCGAAGGGAACATCACCCCGAGCCGCTTTGCCCGCATCATTGGGCGCATACGCTCCATGCTCCGCGAGGCGTTGAGGTTGCCGCTGCGCATCAGCGACCGGGACATCGCCTATATGCTATGGTTGTCGAAGCACCGTCGTATGACGGCCAAGACCGCAGGCGCAGCCGTAACCGAAGCTGCCACCGCACACCGCATCCGGCAGCAGCTTTACAGCGTTCCCGGCGACACCCGTTACCGCGTGATCTTCGACGATGCCATCCCGGAGAATATCGAACGATATGCCGTTGAGCAATATGTTAAGGAACGACACATTATCGGAACATTATTCGAGAACGAACACGTTGCGAACGATTTCGCATTACGAGCCTATGCCCTAATCGACGACATGGGCCGAACGATCATCGACCACATGGGCCCCGACCGGCTCAAATCCATGCGCAAATACCTCGCACTATTTGATCTGCAAAAATTGACCGACAAAGACAGTTACCGGCGGGTGATCGACGAACTGGTAGCTACACTCCCGTCAGCGACCAAGCAGGAGATTATGCGCACCATGAGCCGACACCTGCAATTTGTCATGTCGGATAAGTACCGCAGCCCCTTACGGCGGCGGACGATGGCCAGCGAACGCCCGCTGCCGGAGAATTTCAAGTATGCCGGAGAATTTGTTGAGGAACTACTCAAACAGAAGCGCAAACAACCCGAAATGGCCCCCAGCGGCAATATCGAACCTACGGTGATTTACGACAAACAAAGTTGGAAAAACCGTCAATACACCCGGCTCATAGACAGCACGCTGCCCGTGCAGCAACTACAAGAGGTGATAAAGCAGCGCGGCGGCCAGATCGACGATCTGACAGACCTACACAAGCACTTAAACCACTTATCAAGCGTCACAAAGACCGCGATAGACAAGTACACGAAAGAGTATTTAGACCCCATATTGGATTGTATTGTGGGTATCTCCAAGCAGACCGGAATGACCGAGGATAATATCATTGACTATATCACAGCCGAATCGTCACTCGAACGCCATGCCTCGGGCATCGCGGCGCTCTCCGAAGATCAGCGCGATCCGTGGAATGATAAGTATGCCCGCAAGCTGGTTGCCGACTTTCGCCGTCGGGCCGGAGACGAACAGACACAACAGCTATGGCAGGCGATCAATGCGGCCAATGATCGGGTACTCGACATTCTCGTTGAGGATGGGATGCTCGCTCCTGAACACCGAAAGTTGATAAAGGGCCACGGCTGGGCATATTATGTACCCTTATGCGATTACGACTACAACTTTGAGGACAGCGAGGGGAACCCGCAAGCGTTCGACGCAACCGAAATATACGACTTTATGGACGAAATCCGTGGCCCGCGACCGCTACGGCAAGTACTACATGAAGCCGAGGGCCGCACGAATAAGCCCCGAAACCCCGTGGCCCAAATGGTAAACATCGGCATTGGGGCTATCATCGCGGCCAAGACCAACCGGGCACGGCAGGCGGCTCTGCGTTTGGCACAGAACAATAGCCGGGGCTCGGATGATCTGTTTCGCGTAGATAAGGTCTGGTTGGCAAAGGGGCTTGGGAACCGCTGGGTAACAACGACTATTAACCCGTCCGTTGAGGATATAGAAATATCGCAGGCTGCACGCAAAGAAATCGCACGGCTGAAAAAGGAACTGGATGCGGCGTTAAATGCCCATGACGACGAATTGGCCGTTTACCTCGAAAACCGCATCGACGAAACCGAACGCCTAAACATCGTGCGACCGGCAGAGGCCGACAGCCGTTTTGAGAACGAGGGGCACATGGGCCAATCCATCGAGCGACAACGCAATATAGAGTGTTTCGTAAACGGGATTCGGTACATGGTAACATTCGCCGATCCAGCCGTGGCCAATGCCATCAATCAGTACAACCGACTGACTATCCCAAAATGGCTGGACGACACCGTGGGCAACGCGACACGCTGGCTGGCCCAAGCGTTCACATCCCGAAATCCGGCATTTGTAGCAGCGAACTTTCTGCGTGACGTGCAACACGCCGCGCTGATACATGGCATCGACCCCGGCGGCGACCTGCGCGGATTCATGCGCAACATTCCCCCGAGCATGGCGACGATCACGCGGAACGTGCGCGGTAAATCCGCACCGCTGAAGGTGGCAGAGCTCGGGCGGCTCGACATACTCAATACCGCCGACCGCAAAATGTTGATCGAGCAATACGGGCCCGAGCGTGTGATGGATGCACTCTACGAATATTTCCGGGATAATGGTGGAGAAACAGGTTTTGTGCATAGTAAAGATGTAGCCGAGGCTGAAAAGGAGATCAAGCGTTATGTAGCGTTCCGCACGGGCCGCGTTGCGGAGCTCGCAAAAGCAGCGCAGCCCAGCGAGCGCCCCGGCATCTGGCTCTCCTATGCAGCGCAGAAAAGCGGTGCGAAAGCGATAGCTACGGGATTGGAAAATGCGTCGAAAGTCGCCGAGAACACCTCGCGTTTCGCTACATTCCTCGCGTCACTCGATCAGGGCAAATCGCTGCTGGTAGCTATTGACGAAGCGAAGAACGTAACGGTGAATTTTAACCGGCGCGGAACGGCAACACGTCCGCTGGGTATGTTCTACGTCTTTTTCAACGCATCAGTACAAGGAGCCGCCCAGATTGCCCGCGTAGCGTTCAAAAACCGTAAGCGATTTGCGAAAGTCGTTGCTTCATTGGCCGCTGCCGGGTTCCTCGACAGCCTGCTACTCGATTTCTTTTTGGCGGGTTCCGGCGACGATGGCCGCGATCTGGTCGTTTCGGAATACGAGAAGCGGAACCACCTTATAATCCCGTACATGGGAAAGAACGGTTTTTTAAAAATTCCACTTCCGCAAGGGTTCCGGGCATTTTATGGTATAGGCTCGCTGCTGCATGACCTCTACCGGGGCAAAGTTAGGGCCGAAGATGCTGCCCGGACAATGCTGACGCTGCTGTACGAGGATTTCTCCCCCGTGGCTTCACCGTCCCCCAAAGGAGATGCAACCCGCGTGCTGATACCTACGGCCCTAACTCCGTGGTATGACATCTGGTATGCCGGTGAGGATGCTTTCGGTTATCCGGTGGGGCGTCGCTCCTATGGCACAACCAACAACTACCCACTATCTGAAATGGGCCTTAAAAACGTGAATAAGGCCATATACTATCTCTGCCGAGGCATCAACCGATTAGGAGGTGGCGACGAGAATACACCGGCTGGCCAGCGCAAGAATGGCGAGATAGACCCGTTATTGCGGGGTATCTTCGAATGGAACCCCAGCCACGTTGAACACGTCTTAACCTACTACGGCGGCGGTATGGGGAAGTTTGCCAAAGACATGGTACATACGACACAGGCCATACTGACCCCCGGCGAGGAAATCAGTAGCCGTGATCTGCCGATACTCAACCGGTTTTACGGCACCGCCCGGCCCGAGAACCCAGCAGGCAGCTATTACAACCTCAAAGACTGTTTAACCAACATTGCGGCAAAGTACAAACGGCTCGGCCCAGCGCTCGACCGCCAAGACCCCGAGGTGCAGCGGAACCTGCAACGGATTACGATTTTTAAAGCCCACCAAACCGCCGTGAACAAGCTACGGAAAATCCTATCTGACACCCGCCCCAACACACCGGAATATGACCGGCTCCGGGAAGAACTGAACGAAACGATGGTAAAAACTCTCAACGAGGACGAAAATGTTACAGAATATTGACACCAAAAAACTGAAGCTATTGGCCCAAGCCAGCAAAGGCATCGCGCAGACGTGCTGCGAGCAGGAGCGCAGCGGACTGCGGTATTCGAACGAAAACCTTTCGCTGTTGTGGCGTTGTGCGCAAGATTGGGATGCTATGCTCTACCTGCGCAAAGAGCACGCCCGGAACCTGCGCTACAAGAACGGCGACCAATGGTGCGACAAGGTGCCCGACCCGGAGAACCCCGGCAAGATGATACGCGAAGATGCCCTTATTTCCCGAAGCGGCAAAATTCCGCTCAAACACAACTATTTACAGCAGTACATCCGAAACATCCACGGGCAGCTTCTTTCATCGCCGACACAGACTGTCGTATATGCCCGAAGCAAAGACGATCAACCGCTGGGCGAAATGCTTACGAATGCGTTGCAGTCGTGTCACCAGCTAAACAAAGTACGAAAACTCGACATTAATGTTGTTGAGGAATTATGTCTGACGGGGTTGGCTTGCGCAAAAGTGCGCTTTGACTATTGGAGTACCAAGAACCGCACCGACGGAAAAATCGACCTCGTGAACATCAACCGCCTATTCTTCAATAAAGACATCGAAGACCCCCGGCTAAACGACATCCGGCGCATCGGCGAGATCCACGACTATACGTTCGACGATCTGGTACGCAATTTCACAATAAACCGCGAAGACGTGCAGGCATTACGCGAGATTTACGGCGTTTGCCACGACCCCGCAAAGCTGGAAAGCATCTACATGCAAACCGCCGAACGGCTCCAAAACCTAAATTTCCTTTTCTGCAACGATCTCGGGAAATATCGGGTAATTGAGGTCTGGGAACGGGTCGGACGCTGGGTGCTTTACGTCCACGACTACGCAGACGGCACCGAGGAAGTTTACACCGACCTTACTATGCAAGAGGTCGAAGCGATCAACAACCAACGGCTCGAACAGGGCACGGCGGTAGGGCTCGCTCCCGAAGCGGTGAAACTGGTCTATGCGCAGGAGCAATACGAATACTACTGGCGCGTGAAATACCTTACCCCGAATGGACATTGTATCAAAGAAATGGAAACGCCCTACACGCATGAGGAACATCCCTATGTCCTCGCAGCCATGCCGATCATCGACGGCCAGTTTAAAGCCGTCATGTCGGATATTGTCGATATTCAACGATATATCAACCGTCTGCTGACCCTGTTGGATTTCATTATCGGCTCGTCGGCAAAGGGCCTGCTTATGGTACCGCAGGAATGTATTCCCGACGACATGGACATCAAGGATTTTGCCCGTGAATATGTAAAGGTAAACGGAGTTATCCTACTGAAAAAGGGAGCCGGGGATAAGCTGCCGAAGCAGATTGCCACGAACAGCACGAATATAGGTGCGTGGGAACTGTTCAATACCGAAATGACCATCATGCAGCAGATCAGCGGCCTAAACGGAGCGATACAGGGCCAAACCCCACACGCTAACACTCCGTCAAGCCTCTATGCACAACAGGCGCAGTACTCCGCGCAGAATTTCGTGGTGCTCTTTGAGAATTACAATATGTTCTGCGAAGAACGCGACGAAAAGTTACTCAAGGTGCTGATGCAGTTTTACACGACACGCCGCTATGTAGATATTAACGGTAAATCGGTCAGCGAACTGGCGAAATACTACGAGCCTGAAATGGCCCGGAAGATCGTGGATTTCAACCTGACGACATCCAAATCAACCGATACGCCGGTGTTCCGGCAACTGACGGACGATCTACTTATGAAGCTATTGGAGAGCGGGCGCATTCCCCTCGAAATATTCCTAAAAAACTGCTCTATTCCGGGAGCGGAGAAGATACAAGCCGAGCTAAAAACGTTCAGCGAACAGGCTGCCGCCGGGCAGATCGACCCCGACCGGTTACAAATGCTACAACAGGCAGCCCAGCAAAACGCCGACCCCAAAGCGATGGATATGCTGAAACGATACATGGATGCAGCGCAATAGAGCCAATATACACGTAATTTGTTGATAATTTGTGCATAAAAGAAAA